CAGCGGCTTCAGCAGCAGCCTTCTCAGCGGCTTCAGCAGCAGCCTTCTCAGCGGCTTCAGTAGCAGCTTTTGCAGCGGCTTCAGTAGCAGCTTTCTCAGCGGCTTCAGCAGCAGCCTTCTCAGCAGCAGCCTTATCAGCAGCAGCCTTATCAGCAGCAGCCTTCTCAGCGGCTTCCGTAGCGGCTTCAGCAGCAGCCTTTTCAGCAGCAGCCTTCTCAGCGGCTTCAGTAGCAGCTTTTGCAGCGGCTTCAGCAGCAGCCTTCTCAGCGGCTTCAGTAGCAGCTTTTGCAGCGGCTTCAGCAGCAGCCTTCTCAGCGGCTTCGGTTGCAGCAGCTTGAGCGGCCTCTGCATCAGCAGCAGCCAATTGTTCTTCAGTCATGTTTTCATTAGTGGGCTCTTGTTCCATTAAAAATATATACTATAATCCCATAAAAAATGAGAATAAACTCCTAAAATATATTTATGCATATTTCTTTAGAATAGCAGACGGTAGTAAACTCTCTCTTAATATTTCTAATTTTTTGAAACATTTATTAATCGTAACTTCGCTTACACCACATACTGTCTTAATCTCTTGTTTGGTAATATTCATCTGACAGTTTTGAGCAACAAAGTATACTATTCCAGCAGCAATAGCATGGGGAATATTATCAGTAATAATGTTATTTTTTTCTATTTTATTAGCAACAAACTTAGATAACATAGTAAGCTCTTGATTAAAATTGAGACGACTGCAGTAACGCTCAATAAATGAACTAGGAAGAGTAAAACATAAATCTGTCTGTAATGAAGGCTCTATATTACGTTCAATGTTATGGAGAATATTTACAGCCATTGAGCAGCCAGTGGTTGCACTAGTCTTATCAAGATGGAATATCTCGGCAATTTCATGAGCAGTTCTTGGACAGCCATTTAAACGGCAGGAAATATAGATGGACGCCGCTTTAATACCGTCACGATTAATTCCCCTAAACATCTTCTGTTCTGAAATATCTTTATGAATAATCATAGCGTTATCAATGAATATCTTGGGCATACCAGAATTTTGCGCCATTACTGTAATAAACTGGAACTCATCATAAAGTGCTTTCTCACGATGAGGCATAGATTGCCATTCCGTCCACTTACGAATCTTTTTCATCTCATAGGATGATTTTGTATTGCACAGAACTTTACAACCGAAGGAGGATTCAACTAAAAGTGGATTTATTGCGTTTCCACAACGGGTAGGGTCATTGGTGTTTTTATCATCTGCTCCATAGAACCTCCATTCTGGTGAATAATCTAAAATATCTTTGTAAATAACACCACATTCTGTGTTCACACATGTTGGAAACCCATTCTCCATAATCATTAGATTGGATTTGCATAGATTACATATGTCTAATTCGGATTTTTCTGAATAGACACACTCAATATTAGATGGGTCAGTGTCAATTTGTTTCTTATCAGCATCAAATATATCCCATAGTTTAGATTTATCCGTTGTAGATAATTCAACTTTTTTCTTTTTGGTTTTGGTATGGGAATTTTGAGCCAGTTGTATAACAGAATCTGAAGTTGACATATGTAAAGATTCATCAGATTTAATTTTTGGTAGTTTTACCGTAATAAAGATTTTTTCTTTTGATATCATTCGTTATTAACTCTTATTAACTATTGTTTATCTCATTAATTAAATCAATTTTTCGTTTACAAGTTTTTTTATGTTTTTAATATATAATGGTGTTTTCATCAAACAATATTTTGTTTAGAATAACAAAAATAATAGATATTGCCTTTGTTGCAGTTTTATTTTTCTCTATTGCGTATTGTTTTGGTTATTATTTAAACGTCTTTTTTACAAATTTTTATGGCCTAGATTTTATTAAAAAAACAAATGCTGTATTATTATTGGAAGTATTGTCACAGATTGTATGCATTGCAGTAGTAATATACATAGGTAGAAATATTGTAGAATTAATACCATCGCCTTTAGATGGTATAAATGGATTAGTCCATAAACAATTAAAAGAATTAAAGAGCGGTGCCTTTTTTACAATATTTATAATCATGTTCCAATATTCTATGCAGGACAAATTAGCATTAATAAAAAAGAGGCGAGAAAAAAATGAGGATGTATAACAATGATGTAATTGTTTATTATATTTAGAATGTTACCTTCTTCTCTAACTTCTCAAACATCTCTGGATTATATACCAGGTTTCCAGTAGGTTTGTATTGATTAATAGGTTTATACTCACGTTTTTCTTTTTGATTGGGGTTATTTTTATCATTTAATATTCGGGAAGTAGGGTCACTATTATCAACATCACCTTCTTTCTCAATAACATTTCCTTTTTCATCTATTATTTTACCAGTTTTCTTCTTAATCTCGCTTCGGACATAAGAAGGAATCCAATTTGCCCAAGATACAAAAAGAGTATTTGGATGAACATAGCGAACATCAAAACCATTATCCTGTATATTTTTAACTAAATAACCTATACAATCACCTTGGTCGTAAATTGGTTCACCAAATATGTATTCAGGAACAGTGAACCAAACATGCTTATCATCTATTCTGTTTTTAGATGTAAATAGGATACGTTTTTGAACACGATTTAATATTTTATTAAAGATAGCTAATTGTTTCAAATCCTTTTGTTGTTTCTTATAATACAGCTCATCAATATTAATTTTTCCTACAAATTCTTCGTCGTCTACCGTTAAAAAACAAGACATATATAGTTTACGTAAAGAAAAAATATAGAAAAAAGACGTAAATGTTTAATAATATGGACGAATCAATAGAGAATAAGGAAGATTCAGAAACTATAATAAAACATATAGTAATTGCAGGAGGTGGAGCTACAGGACTTTCGTACTATGGTATATTAAAAGAAACCCATAACAAGGGGGTATGGAAATACGAAAATATAAAAAGTATATATGGGACATCTGTTGGTGCAGTGATAGCAATTATATTATGTTTAAACTATGATTGGACAACAATAGATGATTACCTAATAAAACGTCCATGGCAAAACGTTTATAAATTTAATATGTATTCTATAATAGAGTCGTATCATAAAAGAGGAATCTTTGATATTAAAGTATTGGAGGAAACATTTTCGCCTTTATTTAAAGGCAAAGATATTTCATTGGACATTACAATGAAAGAGTTTTACGAATTAACAAATATAGAAATTCATATATTTGCTACAGAAATAGTATCAAATCAGTTAATAGATTTTTCATATAAAACACATCCAGATTGGAAAGTTATTGAAGTAGTTTATAGCTCTGCGTGTTTACCAGTAATGTTTTCGCCTTATTTTAAAGAAGATGGATGTTATTGCGATGGTGGAGTAATAGAAAATTATTCATTAGAAAAATGCATAAATAATGGCGCAAATCCTAATGAGATATTGGGTTTGCGTAAAGAAAATATAATAACCAATAAACATTCAATGGATGAAAAGACATCATTAATAGATTTTTTAAGTATATTATTGAGAAATTACACAAATAAATTATTAATTTTAAATAAAACTAGGAATATTCCAAATGAATATATTGTTCATTCTGAGCCAACATCACTTTATAATATGAGCGTTTTTCTAAATGATGCAGAAGAGAGAATAAAATTAATAAACCTTGGTATTGAAATGGTTAAACCTAGATTAATTTAACATAGTGTTAACAAACTTTTCTAAAGAGCTAGCTGTAATCTTAGATTCAAAGTCAATTGTACTACTATCCTTTATTAATTTAATAGTGGGATAAGAGTCTATATTGTATCTATTAATTAATTCTGTAATATCACTAGTCTCTTTAGTGCAGTCTTTGTCTACACATTTAATTCGGTATCCATTAATCTCTTTGTTATCGTATTTTGATACGAAATTTTTCCATTCAGGGAGAGCTTTCTTGCAATGAGGGCACCAATCAACATGGAAAAAATAAACAATTGCGTCTCTGTTACGACGATTTGCGTTAGCTACATCGGAAAATTTGTTTTTTTGTTGTGATTGAATACTATTGTATGCATAAACACCAACTGTTAAAAAAATTATAAAAACTACAAACACCATGATGTGGTAATAGTAAGGACGAATATATTTTGTTATAACCTCAATTAGACCAGCCATTTTATATATTGTAAATATATTTTATATAAAACAAATTAGCGAATAGTTTACTAAATTATTTTTTTATAAAGGAGTTGTATTTAGTAAAGAATATTTTATACTGCTATTATAAAAGGTAATATTCGTTTAAAGTCACATGTCCAAACACGATACAATAAAATTAACCACAGTATATTCAGAAGATGATTATCATAGTAATGATGGGATGTTAACTGGTGTCTGGGGTCCAGCTATGTGGCATTATTTACATACAATGAGTTTTAACTATCCAGTTCATCCTACTAAAGAGAACAAACAGCATTATCGTGATTTTGTATTAAATTTACAGAATGTTTTACCATGTGGTAAGTGCCGTAAAAATCTGGTTAAAAACTTTAAGAAATTACCATTAACTGTTGAAAAGATGGAATCACGCAAAACTTTTTCAAAATATATATATGACCTACATGAAGTTGTAAATAAGATGTTGGGTAAAAAATCTGGTCTAACTTTTGATATGGTTAGAGAAAGATATGAACATTTCCGTGCTAGATGTGCAAAATCAAATAAGAAATTACATAAAAAGTTAAATAAGACAATGAGAAAGGTAAGGTTCGCAAAGAAAATAACATTTATAAAGGAGAAAGGATGCACTGTACCACTTTATGGAGAAAAATCAAAATGCATATTAAAAATAGTACCTGACGATACCAAATGTGACACACTTGAGATTGATAATAGATGTTTAAAGAAACCAATTAAAATAGAAGACAACATTTAGTAAAAATGTATTTATGATTCAAATGATAACATAAATATATTAAACTTATATATAAGAATATAATAAATGAGTAAATCAATAAAATCAGAGACATATATTTCAGATTTATCTTTGAATGGTCCAATTACAAATACATTAGATGATGATATGAATGGTAAGAAAAAAAGAATTATACAATTTTGGGGGGAGAACCCGAATATTTTATTAGACTACAGGTATATTTTTGAATTCTTCCCCATTGAGATAATGTCGTATAATCAAAAATTAAATGCTGTAACAAGAACCATCATCGTATTAACTATTTTAGGATTCGTGTTTTCACAAAATCTCCGTATTTTACTAATTGGCTTAATTACAATGGGTGTTATTTTCTTAATGCATTATTATCATACTATTGAAAAATCTAAAGTAGATAGTAAGAAGGAAGGATTCGTTAGTCCAAATGCAGTAGACTATATGGCTAATAATAATATGCCAATTCGCGATGATGTGTTTCAAGAACCAGATTCTAACAATCCTTTCTCAAATGTTTTAATGACAGACTATGATTATAATCCTAACAAGAAACCTGCTCCACCAGCATTTAATGAAAATATAAATGGTAAAATATTAAAAGAAGCAAAGCAATTAGTGGTTGATGCAAATCCAGACCAACCAGATATAGCCGATAAATTATTTAAAGATTTAGGAGAAAACTTGGTATTTGAACAGTCAATGAGACAGTTTAGTTCTAATCCATCCACTACTATACCAAATGACCAGGGTGCATTTGCTGAATTTTGCTACGGTAGTATGATTTCATGCAAGGAAGGAAATAACTTTGCTTGCGCAAGAAACATGTCGCATTATACACTCTACTAAGGAATCCAATGGTTACGGTACTTGTGCGGCCCCTGTCCTTAAGAACCTTCCTTTATTGTTTGTATTTTAGTATAACAATTAATAAAAAATTAATTGCTATAATATTTCCTTCTCTTACTATAATATAAATAGAATTTCATAAAATGGCATACGTCGGAAACTACATGTTTAATAATATGGGCCATCTTGGCCAAGATTCAGTAGACGAAACTCAACGTAACGTTTCCAACACACGTTTCGCCAACTGGACCTTATCAAACTATTTTAGCGGAACATTATCAGATAGCCATGTTCAATTCGCCACACAAATGCCAACTGTTATGTTTAGCGGTACTTCAAACGGTCCTGGATTAAACGGTGGATTAGTTGATATTGATTCAGCTTTATTGTTAAAGACAGAAGGCGAACGTCCTTTGGAGAAACTTAGTTTAGTAGAACGTCCTTTTTTAACAGTTCCCTATTTAGGAAGAGGAAGCTGCGACCCCACTCTTGAATCTCAATTGATTCAAGGTGAGTTGGTTCATGATAAGAAGAGTGTATCTACAATCATGGAGAAATCTTTCTCCAAATATTCACTTTTTCCTTTAGATTCAAAGGCCGAGGAGTATGTTAATAATCCTGCTAACACTGTTCAAGAGGCGGCTTTGGACGGTTGGGTACGTGGCGGTGTATTAACACGCAATATGTCCAATGATGAGAAATTCAAGAACAACAACAGACCTAGTGGGTCTTACTAGATTAATTGCGATATTTTAATAACATAAAAATAAAGATTTATGTTATTAGAAAAAATGAAATTAATAGTATTTGTCCATACTTGCACACAGTATGAATATTCTCGTGGGAAATTAATAGAAGAAACATGGGGTAACCAATCAGATATAGTATTTATTACAGACAATCCAAATTGTACATTAAAAAAACATATTTATATCGGACCATACGAGAAAGGTTTCACTTATAATCCTATGAGTTTATACAAAATGTTCTATTATTTCATAGAAAATTATGATGATTATGATTGGTTTATGATAATAGATGATGATTCATATTTGTATATAGAAAAATTAAAACAGTATTTATCTTTTTTTGATAAAGACCAACCCTATATGATAGGGGATTTCTTGAATTGGATAAAATATAATCCAAAATATTGTAATGATTATAACGCATGGGTTTCTGGAGGTCCAGGTATTGTATTTACACAAAGTTGTATAGTAAAATTTATTCAATTAATGGTAACTAAAGAAGTGCGAGAGGCAAACCACGATAAATGGTTACAGAACTTGTTTGAAGAATCAGATAAGAGTATTCGTCGTGTAGATTGTCCTGGGTTTCATCAATATGGTGCAAAGGAACTATTAGAGAAATATTCAAAAGACAACAATAATATTGTTTCTGTGCATTTAGAGAGAAATATGGAATTATTATTTGAATTCCATGAAAGGAACCAAGTCCGTAACTTTCCCCTTCTAAACCCTCCTTTTTCTAATTAATGTTTTTATAATTAAATATAAACAGTTTTACTATTATTATGTAATGACCTTATACGAACGGTTATCGGGTAAGCCAATTATTTACGATAACAACAAGAGTTATCGTCAATGTTTGCGTGAGTTGTTTGAAATGAATCAAACAAATTATCAAGAAAAAATAAATGAAATACGGTCACGAGAAGAATTGGACGAAGAAACAGAAGATGAAATTTCTTATGATGACAGTGCTGCTGAGAAATTTATGGATGAAATATACGAGCAAACCAAAGACAATGCTTTATTTAAAAATGTATACAAGATAGCAGCAAGTAAATTCTTATCAGAAGAAGAATCTATTGGCCTAGTCGTATTGTTTTCTTATGATTTTATGTTGTCTTTTATACCGTGTTTAGTAGATTATTTTAAATCACCCGATAGTTTTAATAGTGAGAATAATAATTACATTGTCTTATTGAAAAAAATATCATAAGAAGATATATAATGTCATCCACACGTAGTAGAAACACAACTGGTAATTATAGCGCAGAACAAAGTATTAACAATAACAATGTTGACTATTTAATAAATAAAGGTTATTCTTATGGCCAACCATTGTCAAGTTATTTACCTGGTAATGGATTATTACAAGGAAGGGTTGCATCTGAGAATTTGGCACATAACAGCGTAGATATTGAGACACAATTGTTTGGAATCGGTTCTACGAATTTAGTAACACCCAAGACAAATCAAAGTCCAGAAATAAAATCATTGCAAAGTTTATCTATTATTGAGAAATTACCCGTTATTGTTCCCGAGCCACTTACTATTCAAGCGAATCAACGTCCTTATTATTTGAACTAAGTTCAGAATAATTTTTGACTGTAAATCTACTTACTGATTGTAGTTTATTTTTGAATGTTATGTTTTTCATATGCGATTTTTGTTTCCGATTGTTTAAATCAATTTGAGAAAGAGTTAATGGTTTCTCAATAAGCTCCGATTTTTGCTCATTAGATTCTAATATTTCATTTTTTGTAGATACAGTATTATCATTATTAGATAATAATGATACGATTTGCTGTTTTATATAGTCATTATTATAGTCATTATCAGATGGACTAGGTAAATCTTTTAAGTTCTCAAAATTTATAGACAAATAATTAGGTAGGGTTTCAAACGTTCCATCCTCATTTATTTCCATAGGCACTTTTATGTGAGCAAGAATATATTTTTTTGGTTCTTTATTCATAAACTTGTCCGTATACTTGTCCGTATCTAAATACAAAAACATTTTTGTATTTATATAACTTTATTGTTTAGACATTTTTATTTATTTTTTTCACTTGGTGTACCTTGACTACCGATACATTCATTATCGATCATTGCAATAGGATCAGGTTCTCCTTTTTGGTTAGGTAGTTTACATTCTTTATTAAAAACAGGAACCTGTTCTTCTTCTACAACGTTAGTGGGTTTAACACCTTTAAACATACTACCAAACTTATCTTTCAGACTACCGAGTCCTGATAGCATCTTGTCTTTTAGATTTATCTCTGGCTTAGGTATTTCAACACCGTTTGCTATATTTAAAATAATATCAAGAATGTCGTTTATTAATAGATCATTTGGATCTCCTGGTTTTTTACTACCAAAAAAATAACCAGCACCAGCACCAGCACCAGCACCAATATCCGCACCCGCACCATCTTTATTTGATAATGCTTTTAAAACACTTACAATAAGTTTAGCTAATCCATCATCTGGTGCACCTCCTTTAATAGTGGATTCAGTTTTATTAGGGGTTCCCAAACCTTTTAATATACTTGTAATAAGGGTTGCTAATTCTTCATTGTTTTTGGTAGTGTTAATAATAATAGGAGCAACAGACATTATCTATATAACAACGATAAAAAAATATATAAATATTACCATATTATAGTCTATAAAGTTATAGTATCTAAATATCTAATCACTACAGAATAATGCGCACATATTTTCTGCTTCTAAATTAACCGTGGGTTTTTCAAACAGTTTCATAATCATATCATCATCACGAAATCGGATAGTATAATCTTGCTGAATATTGTTACGACCAATGCGACCCATCGCCTGCAATGTCTTCTGCTGCGTCATCCTCGTCAAATCCTTACCAATAAATCCATGGCAGAATTGATAATTCGTACCATAAACGTAGTCGGTGGATGCAACAATAATAAACAATTGTTGCTGCGACGCAAGCATCTTCATAATCTCCATATATTCAATACTTTTGATATCAGTAAACATACCGATACCAAGCAACAACAACACCTTCAGATTATTATCAATATCTAGCATCATAATTGCTTTTGCGACCTCTTCGCCAATATTCGCAACGAAAGAACTCTCTCTGACTTCTCCTAAAGGCGCCCATATCTGTTGATGTGGCTTGCTATTCGGAACATACATTGGGTCCAAAGATACCAAACGGATTTCCTTGCGAAGCTTATTTATTTCCTCCATCATTTTCTCTGATTCCTTACATAGTCGGCCACTCTCTCTAACCGAATCATTACCTTTACCTGACTTACCTTTTCCTTTACGTAAATCTGCTGCGGCAGCGCCCGATGAGTCAGTTGTCTTTGATTCCTTGAGCTCAATCATTTCTTCTAGCTTCTCTATTTGTTTAATGAATTCACCGTTTTTAATAATCTTCGTCATAATGTTTTGAAAGACACTCGGTGAAATATTAGATTGTTGTATATAGAAGCTTCCAATCTTACTAACATCTTCTGCCAAGAAGATAGTTGGACCATCTGTCAATGTATACGCATCCGATGTCGTAAGAAGAATACCAGACGAAGCAGACGGCTTGTTTTGCATATTTGTTGGTACATTAGGCGCAGGTGGGATACAAACACTGTTAGTTCTTGTAAGCGCATTATTTGGCGGTTGACTAGGCATGTCCAAACTCTTCACTTTTTTCATGTCGTCACTTGTAGACGAACCATACTTTCTCTTTCTAGAGCCATTCATAAATCCATAAATAGTTGGCCAATCGTCAGCACTATTTAAATGCACAAGCATATTCAAATAATATTCCTTCAGACTATTCATTGTTATGTCGGTAATATTTTGAGCGAAATACGAATCAATAGAATACGCAGGGTTCACATAACCACCAACATTGATGTATTCCACAAATCGGATAATCTCACGCAAATCAAAATACCGCAACAACGTTTTGTTTTCTATACAATATTTAACACAATTCACCATCTGGTCATAATTTTGGTAAAGGAAATGCGGCAATACACAATAACCATCCTTGTTCAATATCGGAATAGATTTCCTGCAATCAAAGCTAGTAATCGTATGGATTTCAGCATTATCAAATTTACCACGGAAATCATCAAACACTGGTCTCAATTCATCGCCACTTGGTAACGTAGCACAAGATAGAATAAAAGTAGGGATTTTATTTTCTTGCCAATTCGTCTTTATGACTGCATGAAGAGGATGTTGTTCATAATCCAGAGTAATTGTCGGCTCATCCCAATATGTAATAATCTTCTCAGCAGGATTGAATGCGAGCATATAATGCATTGCCGTGACATAAGATTTAACATCACAAATCATAATCTCAACATTATCACCTACACTATTATCTACCTTGCCAATTCCACCAGAACGCCTATTCTTGGTATAATTAATAGCAGAGAAGTAATGCAAACGGATATCAGATGCAGTTTCGCAACCAAATGCGAAAGCAACCTTTTTCTCCACTGAAATTGCGGACTTGGCAAGAGCAAGACCAATATGACGGGCAACACAGACAAAGATAATACGATATGAATCTGATAGTCCTATAGGTGACAGAGTTTTTCCAGTACCCGTCGGTGCAGTATACAGAACAAGTTTGGGGACAAGGACTTCTCTGGGTCTGCAAATAGTAAATAGCTCTTTTTGATGTTTGAAAAGAGTCCTGTCTTCATACTTAAGAAGATATTGATTTTTTTCTATGAACTCATAAGAATTTGTAATGATTTCACTAGTTTTCGTGAAACTATTCACATGAGCAATGGTTTCATCAATAATGGCCATGACGTGCTTGTTAATATGAGATATAGTGACCTTTTTTAGTTGTAATAGGGTGTAGAGATAAAATGCATATTTTTGTTTTTGTTTTGATATTTGACGTACTAGATCTTTCCATAAGTCAAGAATTAGAAACTCATAAATGATTGACCGATTGACCTTGATATTGTTGTCCATGTTTTGGATACGGATATTATCTGCACTTTTTAGGGATTTTAGCTCTGTACCTGCGAGAGGATTAGAAATAACGGGCATATTTTTACCATACTTTTTCATAGTTTCTTGGATAAACTCTTCAAAGTACTTTTTATACAATAAATACTCAATCTCTGGTGTCTTTTCTATTTTGATATAGGAAAACAACGAAAGGGTTTCATTTGAATGAATATTTACATCTGAAAATCCTTGCATAATCATTTCAAGAATCTTCTTTTCATCAGGCGAAACAGGAATCTCAATATTTTCCCATTCTGCTCTTGTAAGTTTATCTTGGGAAAAATCCATTTTTTGCTAACGGGTTACTTATTGTTGTTGAATATTATAATCTGGTTTATAATATTCAATTTTTCAAGGTTCACTTTTAGAACCCTCCTTTTATTGTTGTCTAAACACTATCTTCTTCTGTTTCTCCTGTATTAACAAAACTATCAAATGCATTAAATAATGTAGATACAATTCTAGTGTCTTCTTGAGGTTCATTATTACTAGTCAAACTATTCATACTAGTAAAACTCTTTATTCGTTTGCTATAATCACCGCCCTCATACATTTCATCATCATTTCTGCTCTTAAAATAATCCACGATACCGGTTAACAATGTCTCTGGACATTGACTACTAGGTACTATTATTCCATTGTCATCTCTAGTAATATGACGTTTCGGATTATAGTCATTATCTACCAATATCTTCCAACGGTTTCCATAATTACGGTTTTTCTTAGACCCATGATAATAATGTCTTATTACACCAGGAACATATCCAACGCGTAATAATTTGGTTTTCTTCTCAAACTCAAAAATAGAATTTATGTATTCTTCAGTATACTGTTCATTTATAGCATACTTTGCTTTTTGTATTATAGAAAGCGCCATAATATTATCACCAGACCCCAAAATTGCGTCTTCATATAAACCACCAATTCGCTCATAAGTTTTACGTGTGCATGCCCATGCATAACCAGGATGCCAAAAATTAACTGGTTTCTTACTATAAGGTAATTGTTTCGTAAACTGAAAACCAAAGCTAGGGAATACATTCATAGCTTCTCCATATTGGTTCATATCAACACAATGACTGAATAATTGTATAATATCCTTTGAACCATTTAATATCTTTAACGTGTCTAAGGCCCATGTAGGACTTTCAAACTCAATATCAGCATCTATCCATGCAACAGCTTTCCAATCTGCTGGTAAAAGTTTCTTTATTCCAACATTAATCATATTTTCCTTGTGCCACATAGGGTGTTCTGTGCGCAATTGAAGATGGCATTTATTGTTTGAATCTGTCACAAAAAAACGCTGTTTACCATATGCAAGTTCAACAATATATAAATTGATATTGGATTCTTCTAATTCCATACGCTGAACAAATTCTTTCAATAAGATATATCTACGAGCAAATAAGCAGGGGTTAGAGACAACAACAATAACATTTAATTTATTTTCAATTGGTTCGTTATTTGCAATTGCATCTTTGATAACATTTCTGCGGTATTGTATGTTATCAATTTCTATATTGTTTACAACTGTCATTACTAAATATACATTATGTATATATTAATCTTTATGTAATAAAACAATTAAAAATACAATACTAACTAATTACAACATGTTCAGCGGGTTTTTCAATAGTCCCATTAAAAAAGCTACGTTTGAAGATATACAATATGCAATAAAAAACAAAGAACGATATATATTGATAAACACATTACCTATAGATGAACAGGTTTGTTTAATAACAAACACAGTTACTTATAGTATGGAAGAAAGAATAATTAATGAATTTTTAAATCAATATACATTACGAGATAAAATTATCATAGTTTATGGTAAAAACACAAACGATGATACAGTAGAGAAAAAATACAGGCAATTTGTTTCATTAGGTTTTATTGAGGTGTATATGTATTTGGGAGGTATGTTTGAATGGATGCTTATGCAAGACATTTATGGTAGGGACGAATTTCCAACAACTAGTAAAGTGCTTGATATATTAAAATATAAGCCTAAACGGTCAATGTACTAATGTACTAATGTACTAATGTACTAATTTATTGTGGTGTATATGCATCATAACCAAACCCACTTACAGAACCACCTGGTTGTCCAACTCCTCCTGGTGGTCCTACATCACCAATTCTACCATTAGGTCCCACAGGTCCAACTGGTCCAGTCATACCAGGGTCACCTTTAATTCCTTGGTCTCCTTTATCTCCTTTTAAACCTGCTGGCCCAGCAGGGCCTATTGTCCCTGGTGTCCCGACTTCTCCAGCTGTTCCTGCAACACCAGCTGGTCCTAACGGTCCGGCTGGTCCAGGGTCACCAGTAGAACCTTTTTCCCCTGGTATACCTTGTTCACCTGGTATACCCTGTTCTCCTTTAAGTCCAATTGGACCCGGTGGTCCAACAGGTCCTTGGCCTCCATTTTGACCAGCCGGTCCTAGTGGTCCGACTTGTCCAGGGGTTCCGGCTGGTCCAGGCTCACCGGGTGGTCCAACAGGTCCAGGAACTGATTCACCAGAACCACCTGGTTTTCCTTCTGCTCCATTTGGCCCAGGTGCACCGTCTTTACCATTTGTGCCATTTGTTCCAGGTGAGCCAGCCGAACCCGGAGAACCTTGCTCTCCGGCAGGTCCCGGACTGCCAGGAGTACCGGCTGAGCCAGGAGTACCATCTCTACCAGGAGTACCGTCTTTACCAGGACTACCTGGAGGACCAGCGGTTAAAGGAGATTCTTGTAACTTATCTACCATTTTATTAACATCATCTTGTGACAATGTACCATCATAAATTGTAAAGTTACTTAATAAAATTCCATTATTATTACTATGCCATGGGTCACCAATATACATTAATGTGTCATCTCTTCTTCCAAATATATTATTAAAATTTCTATCACAAACCCTTGTTTTGTTTATGTAAAAATTAAAATTGTTGTTATTAAATACAAGAGTTAAAAAATAAGGTCTATTAAAAGAAATGTTTGACGTATAATTCGATGTATCTATACCATCATTACCATCAGAATCTGTTGAAAATCGGATATGCATATTTGTTGTCTTATCTGGGAAAATCCACATAGCTGGAATTCTTTTACCTTTATCGCAACAATTATGGTCACCTCCTAATCTTGGACCGTCGGTAAAATGAAAAAGATTCCTCCATTGGTCACTACCATTATTAATCTGCATTAGAAATGAAATTGAGATGTTTTTGTATTGACTAAAATTCATATCTCTAAGATACATACTGTGGCCATTTACTTGTGGATAATACCATGTTGATGCGCTTGGAACAAATGTCCATTTTTTAAAAGTAGGAATATTGACTGCTTCGTTCGCCTTTGTATTTGTTATTCCATTTATTTCATCAAAATTTTCCTGAATGACAGAGAAATAATATTTGTAGCATAAGTATAAAAGAATTAAAACAATCAATATGGTTAATATAAAAATTATACGTTTATTAGAAATACCAAACATTTGTTATTATACTTATATTATAACAACAAAAAATAATTATTTATAAATACTATAATAACTGCTAAAAGTAGTAAAACCTTCTGGTGCAGGTCCTAATGGTCCCATTGACCCAATTGGGCCAGGCTGACCCGGTGGACCAGGATTACCTTGAACAGATAAACCTATATCACCTTTATCACCCTTTTCTCCAATATCACCTTTTTCACCAACAGGACCTATTGTTCCAGGAGAACCTACTTGACCCGCAGAACCTGCGATTCCTTGTGAACCAACCGGACCAGGTGCGCCTGTTTGACCAACATCACCTTTCTCACCTGTTTTGCCTTCTCCGCCTTTTTTTCCAGTCATACCAGTATATCCAAATGGGCCTACCGTTCCATCTGGACCCTGTGTCCCGACTGGACCAGCTGGTCCTACTGGTCCCAATAATCCAGGTGTTCCTGAAGCGCCTTGTGCGCCAGGAGGACCCAGATTACCTTGTGGCCCACCTGGACCTGGGTCACCTTTTTCACCAGTTGGTCCCAATGGACCAATGGGTCCTGTTATAGAAACACCTTCACCTCCAGGAAGTCCTTCAGGTCCTTGTGCTCCTGTAGGACCAACCGGGCCCATATCTCCTTGAAGACCCGTGTTTCCTTGGTCACCCTTTAGTCCTTGGGTGCCTTGAATTCCGTTGGTTCCGTTTAGTCCAGGAGTACCAGCAGCTCCTACTGCGCCTCCTGGACCAACTGGACCAACTAATCCGTTTTCACCTCTATCACCTCTATCACCTTTATCACCTTTGGGACCTTGTGGTGCTGGTCCAGTTTTAAAAAAAGCGGTTCTATCACGATGGTGACCACTTAATGACATTTTATGTTTTATCCAACAGTGATCGTGTTCATTTGAAGTTAAAAACCCAACACAATTACTTCTTTCATTACATCTATCTCTACAAAAAATAGGATCACTAGTGTTCCAATGATCAATATCATTACCATTATATTCTAGAAAAGGTGCTGTAAAATATACATTACCTTCAATTATCTTTGGAAAATAGGTATATGTAATACATACCATAAAATAGATACTAAATATTATTGCAAACGTTATAAAAATAATTTTATGTATATCAAATTTCATAATAATTCCGGTTATATTATTATGATATAATTTTTTTTTATACAATTGGTTTATTGTGGTCTAACAGTAGGCGCAAATGATGTCATATTAAATCCTGCAGGAGAAGCCCCTGCTGGGCCTTCTTCTCCTGCTTGTCCAACTGGTCCTTGGATTCCAGCAGGACCAGTTGGTCCCAATGGTCCTACAGACCCTTGTAATCCAACAGGACCTAATTCGCCTGTATCTCCCTTATCACCTTTATCACCTTGTGCTCCAGTTGGTCCAAGTAAGCCAGGTGTTCCTATAGGTCCTATTGTTCCTGGTGCACCAACAGATCCGGCAGTTCCTGCTAAACCTTGATTACCCATAGGTCCAGTTGGTCCAATTTCGCCCATTTCACCCTTTTCACCTTGATGGCCAATATCACCAGGAGGCCCATGGGGACCAGCAGGACCAAGTGAGCCAGGAGATCCAGGAGCACCCTGAACACCTTGAACACCATCTGCACCATTTTGACCAGGTGGTCCGGGGCCACCTGGGTCTCCGTCTTTACCTGGTTGTCCCCCAGGGCCTTGATTTCCCTTAGGTCCTTGTTCGCCAGGAGGACCTGTAACTTCTCCAACAACCTTAAAATAAGAATACTTTAATGGATTGCCAGTCATTTGATTACAACCATATTTCAAACGGCACGCACCTTCATTGCTCATAGTAAACATATTACAACCACCAGTTTTATCACAAGCCGTTGCGCATTGTCCAACAGTTTGAGCACCCGATGAACCACCCATTAAATCGTTACCAACACAATCTATTTGCGGTATTAATGTATATGGTCCAAAGCCTTCAATAACGGATGGAAAATAGGTATGGATACAGCACAATACAAAAAATATACTAAATAATATAGTTAATATTATAAATGCATATTGATAAACATCTAATTTCATAATAATAATAATAATTCCAGTTATATTATTATGACAAAATTATTTCCATGTTCCAAAGTAATTATGTTTGGCGTAATCACCAAAATATTGACGGCGGCCATTATTAATTACGAAAATATCATCTTTATCTTTATAATCTATATACAAATCAGTGCAGAAATCGGGACCAGTAGTCTTATAAACATAATCCTCTGAATCAAAATTTACATATTTAATATATTTATTTATATTGGTATGGATTTTATCAATGAGAATCTTAATAAAAGGGTGCTTAGGGGCAGCAGCAAATGCATATTGTCCTAACAAATAATAATAGTTTTTATCACAATATGGTTTATATCTGGGGTGATTACACATGTGTTTACCAATAAATTCGTCTACTGGGAATATACAATTATATTTCAATAGACTATCAAAAGATTTCAGACAAAGCATATCCAAATCCATATAGAATCCACCAAAATGATACACTGCAATATATCTAAAGAAATCTATACGTTGTATTTTTACTGGTAAATTCAAATAGGTTTGATAATATTCAGGATAGTTTTGTTTTAAGAAATCCTCAATATCACCGTCTGTAAAGAACAAATACTGATAGTCAGGATTATTAGATTTTATAGATTCTATAAGCTGCATATAACGCTGAGGTACTGAACTTGATTTCCATGTTTGAATAATAATTTTAGGTATAGTTTGTTTTTCATAAGTTACAATAGATGTATTTGTCTTATTGTCTAAATTATTATTTATTGTTACGTTTTTATTGATTTCGTATAGTTTATAAAATATGAATCCTAGAATTATTAATATTACTATTAAACTTATGATTGTGTAATACATTACGTAATTTATAATATAATTATATTATAAATTTCTAAAAATAATTTTGTTATTCTACTATTCGTTATTTTTATAGTTTCTCTAATAGGATTAGTTTCATTTAACAAAAAAAAGAAAGAAGGATTTGATGAGAAATATACTGCCGTTATAGTTGAACCTCGCAAACATAAAGCTTTATCTTTTGTATTAAAAAATGCTTTAATAAATCTACCAGATAATTGGAATATTGTTATCATGTATGGTAACAAAAATAAACAGTTTATTATGGATATTATTGATAATGATTTATCTGAATACAAAGAAAGAATTAATACCAAAAATTTGAATGTAGATAATTTAACAATAGCTGATTATAACGATTTATTAACAAGCAAAGAATTCTACGATAATATTCCTAGCGAAATATTTTTAATATTTCAGACTGATTCAGTAATATGTGGTGAAAATAATGAATTAATAGATGACTTTCTTAAATATGATTATGTAGGTGCTCCTTGGAAAGACGCAGTAGGAAACGGTGGATTTTCTCTGAGAAGAAAAAGTAAAACGTTAGAAATTATTTCCAAATGCAAGCGTGGGTCGGAAAACGAAGATGTTTATTTTGCGAATCCTTGTGTAAGCAATTTTAAACCTAGTATGGAGAAAGCAAAAACATTTTCAGTTGAAGCTTATTATTCAGATAAAAGTTTTGGTGTTCATAAACCATGGGCATATTTAACGAATGATGAAATGGAAGAAAAGGTAAAAAAATGCGCCCCATTAAAAGAATTATGGGAATTAAATAAATAAATTACGTAAAATTCATACCAACATTAGTTTTTACGAAGTGGATACCCTTTCTGTGAAAAGAAGAATCGGTTGCCATAGAAATGACCAAATGCGTTAGGAGAAGTGCCCGGAATATCAATGCATGGTAATCTCGTATCGGCTATATAATTTTCAGCACAAATAGGGTTCATATAAAAGGGCTTATTATTCATACAGAATGCTAACCAGAAAGTTTCTTTATCACCATATACGTATTTATATGTTTCAGCGTGATTATCATTCAGTTCATATATTGTTTCTACAATATCTGGATGCATAGCTTTATTTAAATATACTACACCAGCCTCTTGATAATACCACATAGGCTGTACAGTATCTGGTAATCTATAAATATAATTCCACTCTTCTGGGAAATATTGATTCCTTTCTGGCATCAATGAAAGAATAAAGGCACGTCTTGCAGGTATTTCTATTTCTCTATTTTCTGGATTATGTTTTAACCAATCTTTAAAAAAATAAGAACCTGTTGAAATATAGTTAGGGTCCTTGAATATCAATTCAGGGTTCTGTAAAAAGACACTATCGCAATCACATAAAATAACTTCTGAAAATCCAGTGTGTTTTAAAATAAACGCTTTAATCTGCCAACCTTTCCAATGGTTTGGATTATCTGTATAATCATTCACATTTTTAAGAGATAAATTATATTGTTCTTTCACAGATTCTAGCTTGTTTTGAGTTAAGTCACTAACTTCTTGTCCAATCTGCCATAATTCTATTGGTAATGTGCATCCGAGTTCATTCCGTAAAAGGTGAATGTTACATAATAAAAGTTCCTCGTAACGTTCTAATATAGGAATAATAATGCCTATGGTCATTTATTGATATTATAACATAAATATAAATAAAGTTTTATATTTATAATCGTCAATTATAATTTTATATAGGAGCCCAAATATCCATAGAACTTTCACAAACATTTGAATAAATACGGGAGTACCCTAATTCTTCAAATATTTCCTTATGTGGATTTGGATTTGGGAATATGTGACTAAAATAATAATAGCTATTTTCTAAAATAACAATAGGTTTGTTTCTAAGAATTGTCTCTCTACTTCCTAATAAAACTTCGTTTTCATGGTTTTCAACATCAATTTTAATTAATGTTACATCGTTAAAATTATAATTATCTAACTTTACAACATCTATTTCGCTAGATACTTCAAAACTTTTATTTTGTTTATGAAGTGAAAACCCACCAAAATTATCTTGTTCAGTATTATATAAAATCATCTTTCCATCTTTATCGCTTAATGCGTTTTCATACAGGAAACATTTATCCCGATAGTCGTATAAGTTTTTTCTAAATATTTCTGCGTTTTTGGGAAATGGTTCAAATGAATATATTTTATTACAATTTATATATTCTGCAAAAAATAATGAATGATTACCTATATTTGCACCAATATCAATTATATTTTTTTGTTCCTTAAAGTTATCTTTCAAAAATTTTAATAGACCAGCTTCATAAAAGGTTTTATGACATTTAATCATATCACTAATATAATCTGTTGGGTTTGAATGCAAATACATTGTCGTGCTTTCACCATCATATTGGATGGTAATTTTTTCCATTATTGTTGGATATATTAAATTCGTTATTTTAAATACATTAAAATAAACTAATAAATTAATAAATTAATGCACAATACATTAATTGATAACGTACTAGGATATATTCAAGAATATTCTATAAAAGATGAAGAAATAAACATAGTTGGTTGGTGTTTTCACAAAATACAAGGTGTTTTACCTATCCGAGTAAATTATAATAATAATACTTTTTATGATAATTTTAGCAATACATTTAAACTATGTCTTCGTCCTGATGTATATAATGGAACATACAATAATAATAATATATTAAATTGTGGTTGGAATATGGACGTGAAACAACCAGAATTAATAGAATTGTTTAATTTAGAAATGAAAATAGACGGTGAATGGAAAACCGTGTTTGATTTTTTATTTTATGATACCAATTCGTCAAACATTCCTTCATTTATTGTAGTAGATAATTTTTATAAACATCCGAAACAAATAAGAGATTTTGCATTACGACAAAATTTTCAAGAACACCCTAAATATCATAAAGGAAAACGAACGGAGAAGGTATACAGATTTCCAAATTTGAAATCACGCTTTGAAGATATATTAGGATGTAAAATAAAAAATTGGGAAGAATATGGTGTAAACTGTTGTTTCCAATCATGTATTGCAGGAGAACAATTGGTTTATCATACTGATATTCAACAATATGCTGGAATTATTTTTTTAACACCTGATGCACCACCAGAATCCGGTACAACATTTTATCGCTCTAAAAATACGAAAAATATGAAGGTAAATGACGATTATAATGATGTTTTTACAACTGGAGTATTAGACCAAAGTCAATTTGATGTTGTTGACGTTGTAGGAAATAGATTTAATCGTTTAGTATTGTTTGATGCACAGATGATTCATGCAGCATCCTCTTATTTTGGAAATAATCTTTACAATGGACGTTTATTTCAACTGTTTTTCTTTGATTTGGAGATGAAAAATTGATTTATTTTTTATAACAATAATGTAAACAACAACAATTCATCATGTCAGCAAAACCCGTTATTATATCTATTGAAGGGAATATTGGCTCTGGAAAAACAACAATTTTAGAAAACCTAGAAAAACGTTTAGAACAAAATAAGTCCATATTGTTTTTGAGAGAGCCACTAGATGTGTGGGAAAGCGTTAAAGACTCACAAACTGGCGAAAATATATTGCAAAAGTTTTATGCGGACCCCAATAAATATGCTTTTGCATTTCAGGTTATGGCATATGCTACACGATTATCTATGGTTCGTCATGCAATAAACACTGGAAATGGTAAATACAAAGCAATAGTTCTTGAACGATCATTGGCTGCAGATAAACGTATCTTTGCCAAGATGCTTTATGATGATGGTAAGATTGACGATGTATGTTATCAAATATATCAAAAGTTTTATAAGGAATTTTCAGATGAGGTGGGACTTAATGGAATAGTATATATTGATGCTGATGCAGAAGTGTGTAAACAACGTGTTCAAAAACGCAGTAGACAAGGTGAGGATGGAATTCCTTTGGAATATTTACAGAAGTGTAAAAAGTACCATGATGAATGGATGTCGGACGAATCAATGGCTCTTAAAATAAAGACAAACCAGGATGTAACATATGATCCTGCAGATTCAAATGACCAAGGTAATAAATGGATTGAACAAATCACAAGATACATTTACGAAACAATGGAAAACGAAACAAACCATAACAAGTGGTAATTGATAGTACAAAATTGAATTTATTTTTTATTTACCCTAACGCAAATAAAAAATGATGACAGTATCTGATGGAATATGGTATTGTGCATTAATAATAACAGAAACTATTAGTATACCGTTTCGTGTAGGTTATGACATAATAGACCGCACAAACAAAACATATAAAAAATATAAACCCGACAGACCATTTACTGGTTACACCCATTAACAAATAGGAATCGCTTCATAATTATCATTCCCATCAATATTGACTTTGTTTATAGTATATCCTAAAGATTTTACGTAATCCATCAATTCGTATCGTGTGTTTGGAATTTTATCCCAATGATGACTATTTATATCCCAACATTCAAAAAATATTACTGGTTTGTTTTTCATAATGGTTTCAATGCCTCCTTTTATTACATTTAATTCTTGTCCTTCCACGTCAAGTTTAATAAAGTCTACCTTTTCCAATTTAAATGAATCCAATGTAAGCAGTTTATATCTGTGCAAATTAGTATTATTGTAATCGTCCATTGTTTCAATTAACTTACAGCCACCCATATTCGCTTTTTCTGGAAGATACATAGTTGTTTTTTTATTTATATCATCAATAAGAGCTGCGTGGTGTGGATAGATATTTTGCTCTTTATTGTTTATAAAGATGTTTCCACATAGTGAATAAAAAGAGGAATCATATGGTTCAAATGAATGAACAGTTCTGTTTTTTATGGCTAGTGGTATTGACCATGTTCCAATATTCGCACCAATATCTAAAATTATAGAATTGTCGTTCAAATAAGTTTCGGCATATTTTATTAGATTGTTTTCCCAATATCCATAATTAAGTAAACTATTGGATATCGTATCACCTTTGTAGCATAAATAACTATAATTGTCTAAACTTTTACAAATAGTTCTATTTGAAGAAGTCATGTTTTAATATAAAAATGTAATTTATCTTTATATCAAATTAGATACTGAACAAAGAATCAATTAAATTTTACTATGATTTTCACTGTTTCTTTCTTAATGCACTTGCAAGCAGATACTGATAATTCTTCGCGTTTTTTTCTCGTCTTAGTGTTGTCTACAGAGACACTATCCGAATCGGTTTCTGTGGGGCTGCGGCGTTTTGACGTACTATTACGGTGATTCATATCATCCTCTATGTCTGCATAATTGGTCTCAATAAAATCCACGATTTTATTTTCTATTGCCCACTTGAAAAAGTTCAATTGACCAATTGTGGTTTCCATAATTTTTGATTCATCGTATGGTATTGATATGCGGTCCCATCTACAAAATGGGTCAAAACGTTTCTTACTATACGCTTTTAATTTGAGCTTGTAATCATTGTATACCTTGAAACGTTGCATATCACCAGTAGTTTTAGACGGAAGTTCATAAACAGTGTAATATTTTTTAGCAAAATTGGTTACGAACCAATCCACGATACGAAGGGAAATTTTAGACTCACCATTAATAATTCGCATCATTTTATCTAGATTATCACGATGTTGGTAGAATTCCATAAGATTTTTCAATAGCAAATCATTTTGGGTATTTAGAGTAGAAGTATTAAGCGACATTATTATATTTAGTATTTTACGTTTTTATATTTTTTTGGGTGTTTAATATATAAATCATGGCAGATAAACCAAATTGTATAAAAGGAACCACGCCTTTTGATGGAGATTTAAAAGTATTTTTTGATTTATTAAAATTAAAGGAAAAGGCAGATATTATAAAAGGATTAAAAGATTATCCGTTTGATAAGATTATTTGTCCGACAATAGCTACTCTTGTTATAAGAGAAGATACAGAACAAACGTTATTTCATTTATTATCTAAGAAATGGACTGCATCATTAATTATAACAGCAGTTCCTAATGTGAATGAAATAATAAATGCTTTTGTTGAAAATCTTTATGAAATTATTGTTACCGATAAAAACTCCGACGTTATTAATAAAATAAAAAATACAACAGTATTGGGACAACCTTTTTTAGATTTTAAAGGTAGAAAAATAAATGGTTGGGGTGCTTGGATAAGCGGAAATTTATCATTAGATGCAAAAGAAACTGCTATTGAAAATTTAAAGAATGAAACTGACGAGGATATTCAAACCCGTTTAAATAATATGATAAATATTATTAGTCACATTCAAGGACAAAAAGTAGAAACTAAAGAAAGGTCACCGTCAACTGCGTCAACAGCATCTATGAAAACTGTTTCATCTACTGATTCTCTAGAGGTTGATGAAGAATTAGAAGACTTAAGAAAAGAATATGAAGACGCCGAAAAAAAATTAAAAACAGCAATTAATGCAAGCGATTGTCGTAAAATTAAAAAATATATAGATACTATTAAAAATAAAATTGATATTTATAAGAAAAGATGCAATAAGTCTTATTTTTATAGTTGTGAAAAAGAGGATAAACTTATAAATACATTAACGCCAATATTAGAAAAAAGAACTAGTGAATATAATAAATTGGATTGTCAATCAAAATTAGATGGCGGTAAGCGTAAAACAGCCAAGAAACAACGCAAAACACGTAAACCCAAGAAATCAAAACGCAGTACCCGTAAACATAAATAAAAAATATATAAATAAAAAACAATATTTATATATAGAGATGTCTGACGTATTAGTGCCAATATTAGTAGCTAATAATTATTTAATACTAGACTCAAAACGATTTCATAATTTTAGTCCCAATGCCATATACGCTTTTTCACTTATTCATAATTTCGGTTTGCATATATTTAGTTTGTATACATTTTCCCAGTTATTCCGGGCATTAATAAATAATGGAATTTCATTAGAATCAGGCTTTTACTTTAATCAACCATCTATGAGGTGGATACTTTTTCTGTTTTATTTATCAAAATATTATGAATATGTGGATACAATGATTTTATATGCCAAACACAAACAACCCATATTTTTACAGAAGTTTCATCATATTGGTGCTACAATTGTATGGCATTTGGGTTTTGTATATGAGTTTGAAGGTGTTTATTTTGCATCGTTGATAAATTCTGGCATTCATACGGTTATGTATGGTTATTATTTTTTGTCATTGTTTCAGGATATTCGGCCAATGATTAACAAATATAAAATATATATTACCTCGGCACAAGTTGGACAATTGGCGTTTGGCTTTGTAGCATTACCTTGGTTCTATTATAGTAAGGAATCGTTAGTAAATCAGCGAATAATTGTCGTATTTGATTTATATATTGGGTGTTTGATAGTCTTGTTTTTACAGTTTATGATAAAAAATTATAGTAAGAAGACCATCTAGTTATTAATGTTTTATAAACGTAATTAATCCTTTAACTTCGCCATCAGTTTCACTATAAACACAATCAAACGGCTCGTAATATTCCATCCAGGAATAGTTTCCCTGAATACAGGGCTCAGAGCGAAACTTACCTACAATATGGTGTTTTCCTAGTCCAGCGGCTTCCCATATTTTGCAATCAACATCATCACCAAACATAGAATCCATATGCCATTCACCCACACTGCTATGGAGTAGATGTTTTTCGTTTGGACCAATACGTGTGGATTTTAATGTGTTAGAACCCGTGATCCATCTACAAATTTGCAGAGGCAGATCCGTAGTATTGTGGAAATAGATATATTTAATAGGTTCTCTGGAACTTGACATTGTTTTAATTTGTATTGATTTTAATAGTTTTGTTTGTTAAAATCAATTTTCTATTGAAAACACTGAAGTTTACTTCCAATAGATTTATAGGAATGACCGTTATAAATAACGTTTTTATCTAAACATTTCGCTAGAGTTTTTTCGCTAATATGATGTTTTTTAATGCAATCATATTTTGATGAAAATTCTTTTACTAAATTATTATTTTCGTCATATTGACCAACACCGTCCTTATATAACAAAGGTTCTCCATTATTCCGATTGACAAATTCTTCCTTTAATTCATCATCGCATTTTTCGTATAACATATAATAATGCCCATTTGATATACTATTATTTCTAACTGGATTATCTAGAGCTGAGTTGGATTCGTAACCATTAGACATTGCGGCTGTTTTTCTGTCCAAATATACATTCAGAATTTCGGTTTTATCAGGATTTAATTTTGCAATGTAACCCAAATTTTGTATTTTGGTTTCTCTAGTTGGTTGTAAATCACGGACAATATTTGGGTCAAGCGCTCTATCAACGAATGCCCACCGAAACCCACAATAAACTGTATTTTCTTCAATAGCCTTGTTTATACTTGGTCTTTTTATATTGGCGTTTTCATTCATGCATTCTGTAACCGATTCGTATACTTTTAATAATTGTAGGGTTTCTGGGTTTATTTTTTGCAGTCGTGGTCCGAGTGTTGGCAATGGATTTCCAAAATTAGTTGTTGTTCTAGTTTGAGAAGAATTTAATTTTTCTAGGATGTCTTTGTTAGATTTTTCTAAGTTTGTTATCTTTTGAAGTAGCAATTTTTGTGTTTCTAATAGTTGATTTATTGTGTTTTTATCTTCTAATAATTGTTGTGGTTGATTCGTTAATGCGTTCATTATAGTTTCAAGTTTTAAGTTCATTGAATTATAATCTATTTCATCAAATTGTTTAATGTTGGTCTTTATAATATTATATAGAATTCCGTACGTTAAATTCTTTCCTATTAGAAAAAGTTCATTTGCATTTTCATGACCTGGTAAATCTTTTACTTGATTAAATTTAATATCATTGTGATTATGGATGAAACTTTCAAAATCCTTACTTCGTTTTACTGAAAAACAGTCAAGTATTAGAGATTCTTCATAATTGGATTTATGTTCATTGTAACGAGCTTCAATACCCCTTCTGCTTTCTCCGATTTTGATAACATATTCTCCATTTTCATATGATTTTACTTTTATAATGTAGACTATTGCACCTGCACTAGCGAATTCTCTAAGCAATAGATTGTGTTTTTCTAGTTCTTTATCTTTTTTGAGTTTCTCTATGGTTTTTTCTGAGTTTTTATTGATTTGTTCGGATTGTGTTAATGTATTTTTAAGTTGGTCTAATTCTCTTTTCAAAGAATATTGTCCAGATAAACGAATTTCTTTTACGACTTCACATACCCAATTTTGGAATTGTTCGGCTATAGGTTTTCTAGATTTAAAAAGTATTTTGTATAACCCCTTTTCAGTAAGGAACGTTACTTGTTGAATTCCACCAGGAGTGTTCATACTATGAACTACCTTTTCTGTTTCATCAAATTGTTGTATGGCTGAACGTATATTGTTTATTTCTAATATTTCACCAATATCGCTTGCCCTAAACAAAGGGGTTTCGCATGTCCCTTTTATTATAATTTCAGTATGTAAGTTATTGGAATTGAATGCTTTAACTACTTCCATTTAAAGGGCGTTATAATTAATAAGACGCCCTATTCTTTATATTTATTTCATAACAATTAATTAAAGAAGGGTGTAGCTAATAACGACCCCCTTTGCTTTTGGTTAGACAAAAGCAAGATTCTTTACCATAATAGAGTGATAAAATTTAATAAATTATTATATTCAAACATATATTATGATTGATACAAGGTTGAGCAAGGACTCTTACCTTAATAGAGTATTAATATTTTTGCTTCGCCATTAGGATGAGCAAACCTAACTATTAATATAAGAAATAAATTCTTATATTAATTTTTATGAGTTTTTGTTATTTTAATGAGAATTATTATTTTATGTTGGTCACAATAATTTGTGACTAACTAGTTCGAGTAAGCTACACCTGCCATTCCACTCATGACACGGAGGACGTTGTAGTTAACAGCGTATACGCGGACCTTGGCAGTGGCAACACCAGCAACTGTGGGACTGGAGAGAACGAGTTGGAGGACAGCGTTATCAATGCGGGAGAAGTTGCAGCTGCCTGAAGGTTGGTGTTCCTCAGGGCGGAGGGCAAAGGAATATACGTTGATACCACAGTCGGGGGCACGGGTGTGGTGTTGGAAGGGTTGGACTACGTCAAAGTAGCTGCCCTCACGCTCAGAGAAGCGGTCTTGGCCGTTGAGTTGGAGCTTGGCAGTGACGACGGGGTTTTGGCCCCAGCAGTGCATGTCAAGAGCAGTCTCAGAGAGGACGAAGACACCAGCATCGGAGACAAGGGAGCCCTCACGGCCAGCGGTTCCGAAAGGAACATCGGGCCATTGGTTTTGGGCAGCAGCACCAGATACCTCAAGAGCACCGGGCATTTGGAAGAGACCGGAAGCGTTAATGAAAGCGTTCTCATCTTGAGCAACAGAAAGGGGTCCACCGAAGGCATGGATGGCATTGGGGAGGGCATCAATGGAGTCAGTGTAGTTGAAGGGTTGGGCACCGAGTGTGCGGTAAAGGGTGCCGGCAGCATCAAGGGATGAGCAGTAGTCAACGTTAGCATCGGGTTGTACAACCCAGATAAGCTCCTTGCAGGGGTGGTTGAAGTTGAGCTTGATCTTGTTGGAGGATGAGCCTACAGACTCATCACCAGTGAATTGGACTTGCTCAAAGAGGTACTCGTGGGGGTTTTGTGCCATCTTGCGGCGCTCATCAGTGTCAAGGAAGATATAGTCAACATAGAGGGAGGCAGCAACAAGGGATTGCTGGTAGGCAGCAGAGACGGATTGGGTTCCGGATGTACCAGCAAGGGTTTGGACGGCCCAGAGGCACTCACCAATGGGGCGGATGTCAAGGTTAATCTTGACCTCGTGGTATTGGAGAGCAATAAGGGGGAGGGCAAGGCCGGGGTTGCGGTTGAACCAGAATTGAAGGGGGATGTAGAGGGTGGTCTCAGGAAGAGTGTTGCGGGGAGCGCAAACTTGGTTGGGGCCACCAGTGCTGGCGCAGGGACCAGAGACATCAGCGAATGTGGGGTCAGTGATGTAGGTAAGTTGGGTGGTGTTACCAATCATCTTGTAGTATCCGCGTTGTTGCTCGGAAGAAACGGTGAGTTGGTTCCAGATGTGCATCCAGTCACCATATTGGCGGTCAATGCGTTGACCACCAATCTCAACCTCAACTTGGGCAATCATTTGCTCACCAATGTAGTCTAACCAACGGGCATAGACACCCTTGTTGGCACCGGCAACGCCAGTGTACAAGCTCTGGTTAATCTCAGGGAGAGTAACTTGGAGGTATGTGCGGTAGGCAAGGTCACCGTTACGGGAGATGGTGCAGGTTACACGGCGACCGAAATCGGCTTGGCCGGAGAAGGTTTGCTCAATTGACTCCATAGCAAAGTTGGTGTGGCGTCTGTAAGACACCTTCCAGAAAGTAATCTCGGGGGTTCCAGTAAGGAACACGTCTTGGGCGCCATAGGCGACGAGTTGCATAAGTCCACCAGCCATTTTGGAATAATCCTTATACTATCCTCAAAGAAAATAATTTTGGGAGAAAACAATTAATTAATAATTAAATATGTATTAATTAATACAACAAACTAAAAATCGCTAAAAGTCTGCACATAGTAACTACAGAAAAAATAAATATTAATTACAGAGATTGATATTGTAATTTTTTCCTAAATTTAATAGCAATATATTTTTATGAAGTTCTTATTAAATACTTTTTTGAAAGTATTTAATAATCATGTTTTTAATCATGCTTTTTAGTCATTTCAAAAGGATCACTTGAGAAATTACTAAACAAAAAATCCTCTAAATAATTCTCTTGGAATATTTCTCTACGGTTCTCATGCTTCTTAGTAAAAATATAAGAATCTTGGGATTTTTTTATGCTCCATCCTTGGTCTAAAGCATTCATAACAAATAACATTTTACGCAATGAAGCTTTCTCTAATTTAATATTGTTTGGTAAATCACTAGATATTTCTAGTTTCTGTGACGATGACATATATATTTTATTGATAGACAGTTTTAATAGTATTTACGAGTTTTTTTTGTTATTACTTTTAAAGTTTTTCTTCTATTAGATCCACCTTTACCTTTACCTTTACTTTTACCTTTGCTTCTCCCTTTAGCCGTGGGTGCTGCTGTTGCTGCTGCCGAAGGAGGTTCGAGTTCTTCAGGAATACCAAACATATCTGAGGTTAGTTCTGTCTTTTTTTTTGTAGTAACAGCAGCAGTAGCTGCTCGTTTTTCAGCAGCGGCTGCGGTTGCGGATCGTTTTTCTGCGGCAGTAGGCATCTTAACTGCTTTCCTGGTAGTAATAAAATCTGAACTGGGTTGTGCTGCAGGAGGAGCACCCACATCGCCTCTAATAGCAAATGCGCTTTCTGCGGGTGCTAAATATCCAGCCAAAGAATTAATATTTATTCCGTAAAATGCTCTTAATAACATATAAGCTGCACGGACACCAGATGGTTGGTCACCGTTAGCTCCTATGCGATATTGATTTGAAATATCAAAACCATTAGTATATGCACCTCCTGCTGCAACAGAATTTATCTCTTGGAATAAATCACCAACGCTTTTTAAAGAACCACATGATACTAATTCAGAAAAAATTAATTGGTTGTTAATTAAAGAATCCCACATCATTTCAGATGATACTGACCCATGAGGTCTTTCAGCAAACAAATTCCTCCAAATACCAAGTATTGCACTTAATAGTGTTTTAAAAGTTTCATTTGCTGAAAGAGTAAGAACACTCTGGCCTTCTGTTACGTCTATAATTACTTCTACTTCTGGTAAATAAAACTCATTTATCTGAGCTTCGTATGTAACTCTTGTTCTCAATTTTCCTGAACTGTTTGTTACCTCAGATTTTCCATGATAATGTATAGGATTACTTTCATTATCGTTTCTAATATCAAACTCCATAGGATTAAATTCCTTTCTAGCTGGTGGATATATACGTTTAAGAGGGTAACATGATCCAAACGTCCCCTGTGCATCATTAACAGAACTTATTGGACAAATACGTGATTGTTCTTCTATTTCTATGTAGTCTAATGCGTCAGATGCTGCGTTATTAATAGCAACGACCTTTAAAGCACCTTTCTTTTGACTTTTTAATCCTGCCACTACATCTTTAATATCGTTTATATTTCCTAGGTACTTTGGACTCCCAGATGCATATCTTTTGAATGCATCTCTAATATTTTCATCTATTGAACCAGGAACGTGCTTTGTTGCTATTATATTTTCTATCATTCCACATTCACTTTGTAGAACAGTATTGTTTTGATATACAGTTCTTGAAGTAATATTGTCTCCAAGTATGAATCTCTTTCCACCGCTAGCTACAGTTACTGAAATCATTTGGACATTTCCACGTTGGTCAGGTGTAAGACTCCCAGAATTAGACCTTGCCTCTTCTTTCTCTGCTTTCTCTAATAAACGAATCTTATGGTCTACAATTGTCCTATAAACATATGCAAATAATTTTATAATATTATCTAAAACTCTTATTTTAAACTTTTTAACTTTTGAATCATCCCGGTCTCCTCTTCTTGGGTTTAAAGCAGTCATAAAATATTCATGTTCCGAATCAACTGGTCTTTTATATGTGTTTCTGTATGTTTTATCATTTACAACAAGCATTAATTCATCGTCGCTGTGAACTATAAGAGGATCTAAAACAGTATCAATTGTCTCTTTTAACTTAGTAACATCTGTATTATCAATGTTATATAAATCATTTAATTCAATATCTCCTGACATAACATCTAAAATAGGTTTAAATTCAGGTGTGGTTTCTATTATAGATTCTACATTATCAATACTGCCTCCTTTTTGATTAAAACCACCGGCCGCTCTGCGTGGAAGTCCAATTTGATTTGGTATACGGGGTCGTGTTGCTTGACCGCGTGTAAATGGATTAAACCCTGTTTTTTTACCTTCAATTTGTCGTTCTTCTTCTACAACAACTTGAGCTTGAGGAATTGATGCTTTAAAGTAATCAGAATATTGGTCCTCTAATGTTTGTAATAAAATATGTAACGAATCTATATTGTCCCAATCAATTAAGTTTCTTTCAGAATCCAATAAAAAGAGAAACAATGCATGCTCTATATTAGCGTTATTAAACGAGTCGTATGGGTTTTTATCAGCTTTCTGGTAAAACAAATATAATGTACCCATAAGTTTAAAATAGTCTGCCAAATCAGATTCTTTATCTTTAATGGCATTTCCTAATGCCGAACGCATTAATTCACAATGGTGTTGATAACCGCCCTTTTTTCCGTGTGGTCTAATATTACCAATTACAAAGACTTTTGATTCATATATTAATTGTTTAATATCTTGTATTATTCTAGCACGCTCTCTGGTAGTTTTGGAAACACCTATAAACTCATTTATATGACCTACTAAACCATTTAATTGGCTGATGTTTTCTTTCTCTACTCTTTTACACCAGTTTCTTAAAAAAGGAACAGATTCACATACACCGAATTCAGAATAGTCATCTTCGTTCTCGAGCATTTTATCTTCCATAACGAATTCTTTTTTGCGCTTGGGTCCACCGCCCAATAAAGGATCAATGCCACTAACTATTTTAGTAAAATTGTCAATAGTATTACGAATAGTTTTCATTCGTGCTGAAAAGTTTACAGCATTAAAGTCGTGTAAAAAATCATGTATAAATATCATTACTAACATAAAAGTTGCATCGTAATCACTATGAAACTTTATTTCTACCATTTATCTAAAGCTATCTTTAAAATATATTCAGAAAATAAAACCTACATAAAAACACGTCAGTATTTTATCTATAATGAGCTCAAATAAAAATGCGAAAACGTTGCAGAAACAACAAGCAAACACAATAGATGAGAAACACAACGAATTATTAGAACATTTTCGCGACGTAGAAATCAGGCGCATACCAGAGATTGATAATGAAATAAATAGCTTGAAAGACCAAGCAAAAAAACTAAACGAGGGACAGATAGAACAATATTTGGACATACGCGATAAAATCCTGTTTTTACGATCAGAACTTAAATTATTAAAGGGTGAAAAGAAACGTTATTTATTAGACAATTCTAAATACATTTTTCATTATTTTGAACAAAAGCAGCAGATATCTAGCGGTACATTAACTACACAGAATTCTAATGCGGTGAACTCATTTTTTAAGATTAAATCGGTTACCAATGAAGCTGCCAATCCACAAAGTGATAAATATGCACAATCTAAGAAAGCCTATCAAAACTATTGGAGAAATGTAGGTAGTGAATTACCCAACATTCAGAATTTTATTATCACATCCGATTTGTGTGAAATATGTAATATTGGTGAGATGATACCTCAAGATGAAGAGGGAATATTGATTTGTAATAATCAGGGTTGTGGTAAATTTATTACATATATTGTAGATAGTTCTAAACCCACAAACAAGGAGCCACCGAATGAGGTTTCTTATACTGCTTATATTAGATTGAATCATTTTAAAGAGATTTTATCACAATTTCAGGCTAAGGAAACAACACAAATTCCTGAAGAGGTTATTAACGCAATTAAGGCAAGAATTAAAAAGGAACGCATCAAAGACATGTCTCTTATTAATTATGATAAAATGAGAGATATCCTACGTAAATTGGGTTTTAATAAATATTTTGAACATATTCAATATATTAATTCATTGTTTGGTATTAAACCACCTATTATGAATGAAGAATTGCATGAGACTCTGTGTGTTTTATTTATTGAGATTCAAAAACCATGGGCTGTTCATTGTCCAGCGAATCGCACGAATTTCTTTAATTACACGTATACATTACATCAATTATGTGTTTTATTGGATCAAACGCAATATTTGCCATATATTCCTATGATGAAGGACCGTGAAAAACAATTAGAACAAGACATGATATGGAAAAAAGTTTGTAATGATTTAGACTGGGAGTATTTTCCGAGCGTCTAGACCCATTTTATTTGTAAATATTATTTTATAAATAAAGTTACGTTAAATCTCTAAAAATAATTTAGGCATATCAATTATACCATGGACATTAGAGACGCTCAATTACTGCAAAAAGATGCCACCATAAACAAACTTAGACAGGAAAATTCAGTATTGACAGAAATCGTAGATAATCTCAGGAAACAATTAGAAAAGTATACTAATAATGACCGTCATAAAAGGTATTACGAACAAAACAAAGACAAGGTCAAGGAAAACGCTAAACAATATTTGAACCGTCTAAAAACAGAGAACCCAGATAAGCTTAAGGAATATCGCCATCGTGCTTATTTGAAACGTAAGGATAAGATTATGAAAACAGAAATAGAAAATCCTATTGAATTGCAACAATAAATTTTATCATTAATAGATAAAATTTATATTAGTATTATGTTGGCTGCATTTACATAGCCATTTTAAGTCCACCAATTAAATTTACACCTGCACCAAAACCTGCGCCACCTCTAACTGTAGCACCAGCAGCAGGAATGAAGACATCAAGGATGCTAAATACTGCGGCAGCGGTCAAAGCAATGATAACAATCTCCTCTACGTTGAGGGGTTTCTTGGGAATCAATAAGGCTACAACCGCAACGGCTAAACCTTCGATTAAGTACTTAATAGCACGTTTAACAAGCTCGTTGAAATCAAACATACCACTCATTCTGGTTATATATTATAATCAAACAAAATAATTTTTAGTATTAATTATTCCTAAAATAAATAATATTATATGTTAACAAAACACTTAAACAGTATTTTCATAAAAATCCTATATATTGCTAAAGATGTCGGCATTTGAAAAGAAGACTTTGCCAGATGGTCAAAAAAATCCTAAATATGTTGATTTGTGTGATGAAGACCAACCAATTGCTGGACAAAAGTTCTGTTGCATGTCATTCGTATCTCCTGAGAAGATTCTTAAAAAGCGGGAAGTATTGTTATTCAACTCCTTCGTTAAAAACTGGGATTTTGCTAAATCTATGGAAAGATACCAAGATTTTATACAATTTCTCTCTTTTAAATACAATTTAAAAGTAGATGATGTAATTACTGATTTTAACGACTTTATTAAGGAAGAGGGTGACAAAATAAAGAGTGTTGGTGTAGAGGACGACTACAAGAATTTTGTAGACAAGCACGAGGAGAAGTTTAATGAGCAGTTTAATCGTGAACACGCTTTCCAGACAAACGTGCGTGGCCTAAAGGTACGTGGTGTTTTCTCAACACAAGAAGAGGCAGAGAACAAGTGCAAGTCATTGCGCAAGCACGACCCAAATCATGATATCTTTGTTGGTCCAGTTGGTATTTGGATTCCTTGGGACCCAGATGCTTACAAGACTGGTAAGGTAGAGTTCTTGGAGGAGGAGTTGAATCAACTTCATAATGAGAAGATTAAGAATGAGACTCTAGCTAAAGAGGAGTTTGATAAGCGTGTTATGGAGACTAAGCGCAAGGCAATTGAGGAAAATATTAAGCTTGCTAAGAAGAGTGGAAATGTATTGACCCAAACTATTGATGATGATGGTAATCTGATTGGTGTAAAAGAAACCGTCAATTTTGATGAGCGTGAAGTTGCCGATGTTGAGTCTACAAAACTCCATAATGAGTTGCTTGCTAAGAAGGCAAGAGAAGCACTCGGTGAAAACAATGTCTAATGTTATAATGGTCTCTAAGTATTATTAAAAAAGATATAAACCTATTACTGTTTATATATTTAGGTTACGATGCACACCTTCTCTCAAATAGCACATAAGACTACTAGTGAAACTGATGAGTTATACAATTTCTCTACAAATATCAATTCAAAGAATATGAAGTTTGATTTTTGTAGTAAAGCACATAATCATGAATATGTTCCAAATCTCACAATACCATTTGAAAGTGATATGACAAACAGATTAATGAAAATTTTCTTATTCATGTTTGCTGTTGGTCCTATTGATTATTCTATACAATCAAAATTTTCATATTTTAAGAAAACAATAGATAATAACTTTATGACTACTAACCAACGAGATGAATTTATTAGTAGGTTTTGCAAAATACAGCGACATTATTGGGCATTGAGTAGAGCAGTTTATAGATATAAATGGAGAAAAGCTTCTTGTCGCATTCAAAACGATTTGATATTAACTCCTATTAGCGAATCACAGCATAATGTTGTTACTATTTTTCAGAACAACAATAAGTATCTATTTACTGTATCTGATATGCGCACTATTATAGAAGGTGCGTTAAGCAATTCACCTTATATGTTTGCGCACCCATTAGCACCTAAGAACCCTTATAATAATTTGCCATTTGATAAGGCAACATTATATCATATTTATTTCTTTATGAAACAGGGTAATTTTGTGTTGTCTAATTTGTTTCATAATTACTTTTTATGCGATTTTAGTTTAAACAATTTTAAACGCGAAAATGAAGTTATTATCCGTAAAAAACACCTTGATCATTATGTTAAAAACGCACCAATTGGTGATTTGTATCTAGAAGCAATTGATATGTTAAGATTGCATAAACAAACAAGGCGTCTACAAATTGATAAAGATTTTCCTGCATCTAGATTCGTTGAAATAATGAGACCATATTTGGCGTTATATTATTCGCAAATTTATAGTTTAGATTTAGCTGAACGTGATAATTCGGAATATGAATTGAAAATATTATTGCGTAGGTTTGCAATGTACAATCCACGGTTTGGTAAGAAATGCTTTAGAATAGTAAAGGGAAAACCAAATGAGATGTATTTTCTTGATGATCATATAAAATTTCAAAGAATCAATCGTTGTATTAGTTATCAACGATCTCATATAGATTTTACTGAAAGGGATAATAGTGATCTAGTTGATAGGATAATTAGACAATCCATATCAAGAGAAACTTCTATTATAATGCAGGTTAATGATAGAGACCCTTCCGAAGAGGGGGAAGTTAGCGATAATAGTGAAAGCAATGATGAAGATAGTGAAGACGATGATGATGATGATGATGATGAAAGTGATAATGACGATTAACTTTGTAACTTTGTAACTTTGTAACTTTGTAACTTTGTAACTTTGTAACTTTGTACCGTTGTAAATAAATTTGAACACGATTAACAGGAAGATCGTGAAAAATTAAAGACGATTAACAGGAAGATCGTGAAAAATTAAAGTCATCAGGATGAAAGTAATAAATATCTAACAGAATGGTGTAAAAACTTGAAGAAATAAAAATTTTGATTATGAACAACATGTTCATTATCAAAAGTTAGGGAATATGTTATTTTACGCAACAGTAGTAATAATCATTATTAAATACGGTTTTAGTTTTAATACTTCTACTCATTATTACGTTCATATCTATGAGAAAGTGCCAAATGAATATATATTTCATTTAATAATTCAAATAAATTAAAATTTTTATCATATGGCTGAAATCTTATAAAACGACATTTTAATTTTTGATAAATATAACTCTCTCTTTGAATGTCTTTTAATTTATTTTCACTATTGTTGCGACACACTCCCTGTAAATTAATAAAATAAGGGAGGGTTCAAAAGGGAACCTACGGTTCCCTTTACCATTTCGTCTTCTTAACATTAATCTGCTGTCCCTTCGTCTTCTTAGATTTATTAGGGTCATAAGCATCATCTTCATCATCTGAACCCATGCTCTTAGATATTTCCCAGAATTCTTTAGACCCCAACTTGAAATCAGGATGGTCTTGGGCTTTATACCAGAAAATCTGGTCGTTTAATTTATTAGACTTAGCATTATTATTAATAACCAAACATTCATAATTTTCGGTGGTCTGGTCCATGACTGCACAGAAAGATTCTAATGTGGGAAACATACTCGCATAGTTCTCCCATATTCTTTTACGATTTCCTAGCGTTGGCTCTCTTAAAATAAAAACGTAATCAATGTTGGTGCGAAGATTTGGTGGAATTCCAAGTGGATATTGCATAGTAATTATCAACATAATCTTCCAATGTCTGCCGTTCATGAATAAAAGACGCATAAGCTTATCCTTTGTCCAAGACTGGTCATAGAGACAATCATCTAAAATAACAAATGTACGTGGGTCAATAGTAGTTTTCTTGTATATTTCTATCTCTTTGTTTACCTGTTTTAAAACCATCTTTTGGCGTCGCAATACATTCTCAATCAATATACTATTATATTCTTCATGAATAAATAATTTAGGGACGTGAGCAGCATAAAATCCATTACCTGCTTCTGTTCCTGAAATAACTGTTCCGATAGGAACATCTTGATGATAAAACAATAAATCTCTTACTAAATATGACTTACCCGTATCACGACGACCAATCATAACAATAACAGGTCCTTTGTTTTCATCTGGCTTAAATGTAATTGCTCTCATATCAAACTTTTTTAATTCCAATGTCATTATTAATCAATATATGAATATTGATATATTATAATTAATCACTCTAAACTAATATTTATTAAGTATTAAAAAAATACTCAATAGCCCTAATAAGTTTAGAAAGGAAAATTTAAAATATATAAACCACTTATACAAAAATGAGCAATTTAGATGATACTAAATTCAACATTCATTATGTAAAACAAAAGCCCATTAATTTAGGTTCTTTAGAGAAAGATTATGAATACAACCCAGAAGATTTAGAGTATAATTATAATCCATTCCAACTAAACAAATTTCAGAATTATAATCCTGTCTATTCTCTTTTCTTTGATTTAACTGAAAAAAGTTATAACAAAATCGCATTGAATCATGAATACCACTTTGTAAATATGAATAAAGTTATTCATTGTGACACTCAAGAAACATTAGAAAAGCCAGTATTCATTAAACACTCGCCTCTTGTTGACCCCATAAGATACATGACTGGAAAATACAAAGATGATATGGATAAAATGAATATTTTACCCAATCCATTTTCCGATGAGGTTCCTCTTCATAAAATTTCATATTACAATAACACATCTTACACTGATAATTTCTTTAGTTTTTTGGCATCTAAATTAATGCATAAACATGATTTTGTACACGGAGTAGATTATTATGGCTCATTTTTAGGTGTCCAGGAAAAATTTAAAGCAAATATATCTGACGATTTGGAATATTTGAATTCATCGGATTATTTCACAGAGAATATGAATAAACTATTTACAGTTTCAGTTGATACACCAAATGAGTTTGCTAATTTTGGCTCTCGCAGAAATAAAAAAAAGTTGCAAATAGATGACGCTTCAGACGATATTAGTGTGGAAGACCTAGATGTTATTACTTCTAGTGAATCTGGTGAACAAATAGACTCTAATGAATTGGTTTATGAGAAAGAAAATAACTCTACATCTAGTAGCTCATCCGATAGTTCAAATAATAGCGAAACCAATTATAGTGTAGATAATGACCAAGAATCTGACAATAGCGACGAAAACGACGATGGTTCTGATAATGAAAAGAGTGATATTGATTGGGGGAGTGATTCGGACGGTTCCGATAACTACGATGACGATGATGAAGAGCAATGTGAATATGCTTTTATAAATAATTTTCCAGTTCAGTTAATTTGCTTGGAGAAATGCGATGGTACTATGGATGAGTTATTTGTCAAAGATAAATTAAATCATGATACGGGTGCTGCCGCATTAATGCAAGTAATAATGTCTTTAATTGCATACCAAAAAGCCTTCAATTTCACACATAATGATCTTCACACAAACAACATTATGTACGTGAATACAGAGAAAAAATATTTATATTACCGATATGATAAAAAAACATACCGTGTTCCCACCTATGGTAAAATATTTAAAATCATAGATTTCGGTCGTAGCGCTTATAAATTCAAAGGACAGTTATTTTTCAGTGACAGTTTTGCCCCTGGTGGAGATGGTGCAACACAATATAATTGTGAGCCTTTTATGAATGACAAGAAACCACGTATTGACCCTAATTATAGTTTTGATTTATCTAGATTAGGATGTTCTATTTATGATTTTATTATTGATGACGATAAACATCCTGAGAATTTTGATGAATTACAAAAGACTATCCATAGATGGTGTTTAGATGATAATGATAAAAATATTTTATATAAACGCAATGGTGAAGAGCGGTATCCTAATTTTAAATTATATAAGATGATTGCACGCACTGTTCATAAGCATACTCCACAAGAGCAGTTGGGATTCTCTTTCTTTAGTCAGTTCTTATCTAAGAAAGTAGGTGAAGAAGTTATGGATATTGATGCTTTGCCAACATATGTCTAATAAATTTGTTATACAGCAATAAATTTATTATTATATTTGATAGTATGGAAAATATTGTTGTTGAAGAATCAATAGAATCGGTTGTCAATCCATCAATAACAGTAGAACCTGTAGATGATGGTCGTGGACCATGGTATTGTTACATCCTTCGTAATCGTAATCCTAAATATGCACATTTATCTTATAATGGCTCTACAAATAACCCAAAACGCCGCTTAAGACAACATAATGAAGAGATCTGCGGTGGCGCCAGATACACCCATGGTCGTGGTGGTGGATGGGAAATATATGCTTTACTTACTGGTTTCCCCGACCATAAAAATGCTCTTTCTTGTGAATGGCGTATTAAACATACGAATGGAAAACCCGGAAAAAGACCTGATAAACATTGTGGCACTATTGGTAGAATTATTGGTATAAATGATGTATTGAAACTAGACCGCTGGACAAAACAGTGCACAATAGAAAATAAAAATATACAAATGACTCTTTATTTAGCAGAAGATGTAATGAAATATATAAATGCATCAGAACTTCCTGAGAATGTTACAGTGTTAGCAGGTATACCAAATTTTTAGCGACTGTACTCGTTTTCGTTGAACCACATACCTTCGGCTTCTAAATTTGCCTTCAATTCGGGGGTTATCTTGTAAACATGCGCAGCAGTTGCTCTTACTTCGCCAGCTCCTACACCAAAACCAGCGTTTCTAAAATCACGCATGTAGAATGTTGCGCTTTCGCCAGAAGTGCCAGTAGCTTTCAAGCAATAGGCAACAGATTGATTCTTGCGATTGGTTGTCATTACTAAATAACGAGTGTTGGGTGTAACTTCTGAAACACTGGAAATGGTAGTGCCAACTCTAGCCAAGACGGGAGCCATCAATTTGGCTCTTAACTCAGGTTTAGGAAGCTGATTAGGGTGTCCAATACGGGGCTTGGGAGGGAATACATCGGCCGTTCTTGCTGCAGTAGTTCTTCTGGAACGGGCACCAGTTGCACGTCTGCGTCTTGATGAGCTAGACGACCTAGATGACTTAGATGAGCCAGACCAGTCACTATCTGAGCCTGAACTACTTCTCTTCATTGTTCTTCTGGAGGATTTGGGCATAAACTATGTATACATTAGGATGATATTTTTTGTCCTAAACCTAAAAAGTTTTCAATTTTTTATGAGTGCCCTGACTAGGACCTAAATATGTATTTACATACAGTAGTTTTAAAACCATTAAAATTAGAAGACGCAGCTACAGTATATGACCCAAAATTTTCAACGTAAACTATTTCACTTATTGCCAACTCTGGCAACATGATCTCATCAGCAATTAAATCTATACTATCACATGTAGGTCCAAATAGACGGCTCTTAAAAAGCTTACCGTCACGTTCATTAAATGGTAGAATAGTAGGTACATTATGGTCAAAATAAATACAATTAAAACTACCATAAATACCATCATTTAAATAATATACAATCATTTTCTCACCATTATCATCTGTTATAATCTTTTTCCCAATAACATTCAATACAAGTGTGTGTGTTTTCTCAGCAAAATAACGACCAGGTTCTGAAATAAATTTAACTGTACCTGATTCAACTTCCATAGAGAAAAAATCATGAATTCCATCATTCACCCGTTTTGCTATCTCTTCAAAGGTTATTTTGCGGTCTACACCTGGGAACCCACCACCAATATCTATAATAGATACTTCTATACCAATCGTCTTTGCAATATCTACTGCTTCTCTACAATCTTTAATCGCTCCATAAAAATTATCACTAGAACTACACCCACTTCCTACATGAAAACTAAATCCAACAACCGCTAATTTCAATGTTTTTGCGATAGTAAGTAATTCTAATACTTGGTCTAATTTACAACCAAACTTTTTATTAAATTTACATAAGCTTTTACTATCATCTACAGCTAATCTGAGAATTAATTTTGCATAAGGGTGATATAATTTTATTTTATATAGTTCCTCTTCACAATCAAACGTCATTAAATCTACATCATTTGCTCTCGCATACCTAATTTGAGACGTCATTTTACAGGGATTAGCAAAAATAATACGAGTAGGGTCTTTCGTAATCTCTATAATAGTTTTCATCTCTGTTTCTGATGCACAATCAAAATTTGCACCCAATGATGCAAGTGCATCTAGAATTACAGGATTAGGATTGCATTTCACTGCATAATACGGATGCACGTTAGGTAATAGTCTCATCCATGTAGAATATGAATTTACTATTTCTCCCAAATCAATAATATAAAATGCCCGCTCACTTTGGTTATCTTCTAAGAAATCATTAATAATATCATATGTGTCACGGTCAGAACCGTACAATTTTGCCTCGTACCTTTGTAAAAGGGCATTATCCAGGGTTTTCATTTCATTATATTTCGTTTCAATTGATTTTGAAGGTTCTATTCGGTTTGTACTAGAATCTATTAAAGTAAAAACATTTGAAATAGTAGCCATTCACATAAATAGTTTACTATGTTTATACTTTTTTACCATACTAATTAATTAATAAAAATTTTTACTTTTTGCTTCAACTTTTATTTGAGAAAAATTGAATTGCAACCGCACACATATTATAAACGTAACATTCATTAATAAAATGTCTTCATCTACATGTTCAGACACAAACATTCGCAAAGCCTTAAAAAAGCTGAAGGAAATTGACGTATTAAAAGGACGTGATAACAGGAGCCAAGAAGAGGATGAAAAAATAAGGAAAGAGGATTATTATAGACGTGTTCTTGACCCATCCTATAGGACAGAAGAAGAGAAAGAGCAAGAACAACGCAAATATGATATGTTACAGAGGGAAAAAGATGCTATGAAGCAGCGCCAGTGCGAACGTCATAAAAAAAACCAGAAGAAAAAATTAGAGCATGAAGCTAAGGAAAGGAAGAGAAAGGAAGATGAGGAGGCTAAAGCCAAGGAACGAGAAAAGGAACGGGAAAAGGAACAAGAAAAGGAACGAGCAAAGGAACGAGAAAGGACAATCGCATATTGTAAAGACCCTTTGGAAAAAGAATATTTATCATTATTAATTGAAAATAAAAATGATAATGGCAAAACGTTTCGTATGATGTCTAGAAAGTATCACCCAGACAAAAACCTAGATAATAAAAAATGGGCAGAAGAAAAGCAGAAACAATTAGAGAACATTCGTTCTAAATATGATAAACCCCAGTTTACGTGAATTTAATTATACAATAAACTATCATAGTGAATACGTTCATCGCAGTGTACAATTATTTGGTTATTTTGTTTTTTTTAGATTTCCGTGTTTTTCTTTTATTTTTTTTAGTGCTTTGCTTTGTTTTGCGACCACCTTTGTCTCTGTATTTTTCTGGCACACGGCCAATAGCTGTTTGGAAAGGATGTTCTCGTCTCCATTCTTCACCTTCTTTTTCTTCTTTTTCTTTTGTTTCAATAATATTAGCAGGGTAAGCTATTGCCTTAATATTTTCCAATTCAATATTCATATCATCTAATATTAACGTCCATGGGGTTTTTTTGTTTAATGGTAACGTTTTAATTCTTGTATCTTCCTCATTGCGTTCACAGAAGGCAATCATTTTGTATCTTGTCCCTTTTACTATATAAAAAAGTCCCCATACTGGCAACCTTGGTTGGTTCATTTTTTTAATTTCCGTCATTATTATGTAAGGGCCTTTAACTTTTTTATACATTCCAAATATATCTGCGTTATATATTCCGTTTACTTTAATGTAGTTATAGGCCTTTCCATTAATTCTAAAGTTATCGAATCCGGATACTAAAATTGGCTCAACTGTTTTAGCGTAATCTTGGTTTCTTTTTTTTTTCAGCTTCTGCTTCTTCTTCCTTTTCTAATTTTTTTTTTTCATCTTCTTCTGCCCATTTTTTCCTTTGTTCTTCGTCTGCTAGTCGTATTCTTTCATCTTCTGCTTCTTCTGCATCATATATTGGTTTCATTCTTATATAAAAATCTTTTGCTTCTTCCCTACGTTGTCGTTGTTTTAATTCGTTCAAATATTCATCATTATAAGTTTCTTGATTTCCATCTTCTTCGGATTGATCATTATCTTTGTTTGCTCTTTCCTGTTCATCAGAAGCCCACCTATTAAAACTTTGATAAGGATAAGGATAAGGATTAGCCATTTTAAATATTTTTAACTATATATTAATAATAATATTTTTAATCAATCCCTAAATTTTTTAACAAACTATTGTAACGCTTGAAAAATTGAAAACTTTTTAACGGACTGTAGTTAGTGATACAAAAGACGAACAATATTAAGATACTATGTCAAAATCAGCGTACGGTATCCCTCCATCTCTTCGTGAGATTATGGATGATAACGGAGAAATTGAAGAGATAAAGGGTGAAGCCGATGTAAAGGATAAATCTGAGACGAAGGATAAAACAATTCCATCTTCAGTATCTCTACCAACCAAGGCCGAGCGCCTAGCCAAGTTTCTTGCGTGCGCCAATAACCTTTTCGCCAGTGACCTTGACTATGTGTTTGACATCGCCAATGGAAAAGCACCCAGCGACGACCATTTGGCAATGGAGTTCTTTGGTATTAAAGAGGAGTAGTTTTGTTATGTAGAAATAGTAAAAAAATGAAAAACTTAGATTAGTAATGGTAATTGCCTTACTAATCTATTTTTTAACATATTAATTACAAAAATAGAGAAAATTGATTCCTTTTTTTTAATAACCATCAATAAGTAAAAAAGGAACACAGAACAACGATATTTATCAAGATGATGGAAAGACTATGGCAAGTAATGGGCAAGTTAAAGGAAGCACCAAAAGAAAAAAGATTCAATGATACTTGGACAGAAAACACGGTAATATTGACGGACAAACCCGTGTCAGCTAATTACGCAAGAATACATCACATCATCAAAAGCAAAAATCCATTGGTCACGTACATAGGACCAGTGACAAAATATTTAAATTGTGAGTCTTGTTACAATGGGAAGGAAGAAGGTTTTAGTGCCGCATGTTGCGAGGTTCTTTATAATCCAGAATTTGACCTTACACAAACAAACATTCCCAGTGGCACTATTTTGTTAGTTGTTATAAAAGTAAATGGACAAATATTTGAAAAGAAGACAAAGTTTATTAGCGCAGCGACAGAACCATGGTATGAATGGGCCAGAAAGGATGGAAATCCTCTGTATTTGAACAAATTATTTATGGACGGGCTTTTTGAACACGAAAGAGAGGCGTTGGATTTTACAGATTGATAATAAATAAATACAGATTCAAATATATATTTATTTATTTTATTTTTTATGTTTTCTTGAACGACCTTTTCTTGTCTTCTTTGAGCGTTTTCTGCGAATGCGTGTTCGTTTTCCACCATGAGAGTCTGATGCAAGTCCCAATAACCCTGGAAGCCGCTTCGTCTTATCTTGCGGCTTAAATAAATTAACATTAACGCGCCCTAATTCGCCTTTGTGGTGTTTAAATTGAATCGCGTCAATAAATTTCCTGGACCTGGATTTCCTGTCCCATGCGCTCTGTGCCAGTGCTAAAGATTCTTTATTTTTGAAAAGAGGACCGGAAGTCTCTGTCGGTTTTTCATTTTGAACAGGTCCTTCTTTATCATCGTTTACATTTTCTTCTGGCGTTACTTCTGGCGTTACTTCTGGCTTTTTTTCTGGCGCATCTAAAACATTTTTTATTAACACATTAATCTTGTTTATTTTATCAGTACTAATATTATCGCAATCAGGAACGTTTATCTTGTTGCACGGCATAATATTATAATATATATATATATAAATTTTCTAGAGTAAATTTTCTAGAGTAAATTTTCTAAAATAAATTTTCTAAAGTACCCAATGAAAGAAAAGTTTATAACCGATGAAGAAAATTGATTTCTTTTTAACTTCAATAACTGTAAAGAAACGAATCAAAATGTCGGACATTGAATCCACTGGAACTAAAATTTTAGAATATAATTTAGTTTCTACTAAATGGCGTTTCTATAAGATAAGTAGCAGCGGGTCTATTGTGGTGAACGTCACCAAGGATTTTAATTCGTGGGATTGGGATTTAAGTATAAAAAACAACATGGAAAAATTTACAAGCGATGTTAATATTAAATTACAAGAAGGTTGGCGTCCTTTGGGAGCGCCTATATTATCAGGAATCTGGATTTCGCGAAGGGGCGATGGAGATGGCGAAAGCGCCATCCAAGCAATCGTTCGTGAGAAACTTCCAAGTCGGTGAAATGTAAACGTTTTATAAAAAATTGATTACCATTATACGCAATAACTTTAAAGAACTTGAGCAAAATGTCGGATATTAGCGCAAAAATGGACGAGTTTATTAATAAAACAAAACCTGTGGAAACGGTAGGTGAATTTTATATATCTATTGCCGATTTAATAGATGGAAAAGAGGTATATAATAAAATGCGTGCTAGTAAGAGTCCCGGTTACGAAATATTCGGTGGTGATGGATATAGTAGTTATTCTTTATACAAGTCAAGCGCAGAAAAAATATATTTATGCGAGATTGATTGCCAGAGACCCTCCAAATATATAGAAATAACTAATGCAAGTATGTTGTATACAGGATAAAAATTACAAATGTATTAGATATCGGCAAACTAACTAACTAACAATTTTTAATTATTATGTATTAAGTTTATATAATGGATTCTAATATAAGAGAATGGTTGGCGTTAGAAAATATTGTAACTAAAAAATTTAAACAAAAGTATTTAGCACCTTTGTTGCCAGATAAAAAGGATAAATGCTCGGAAGAAGAAATTGATAAAGATTGCGAATCAAGAAACAACAATAATTGTCAAATTTATTATAGCTCAAGCACCAACATAAAAACATGTGTAACTAAAACACGTATAAAACGTTTTGAATCAACAGAAAAATCACCGATTGTTTATGGTAAAAACGGAAATTCATACAGATTAATGTCTACAGTAAAGTTTGATGGAATTATTAACGGTGCCGAAATTTATTATTATATTTTTTTATCACTATCAACTAGTAACATTTATATATTATTTCCTACTGGAACGGTGTTTACAAACGATGAATTTCAAAATACTGAACTTAAATCATTTCTACAAAAACTAATTAGTAAAATATTACAAGAAGTATTATCTTCTAAACAAAAGGTAATTATATGTGGACACTCAATGGGATGTGTTCTTTCTCTGTATACTGGTATGATGATTCAAAAAACAAATGAGGATTTTTTTAATTCCAAAATTATAATTATTGGTTCAGCTCCTTTCAAATATTCAAACGATTCGTTTTTTTCTAATTTACCTAATGTAAAAATATTTGTATTTTGCCAAATAGAAGACAATAATGACAATAATAAAAAAGCATTTATTGATTGTTTTGTTGTTAAAGGAATGAATGAGTTTAATTATAATCCGTTAACATATTTTACTGAAGACGATAATAATAATGGTATTTTAATTGATAATATTAATGATTACACAATTATTGCTCGTAATAATTTTATTTGTTCTGCAATGCATAATTGGGAAAACTATTATTCAGTTTTAACAAAAATTTATCCTTTTAATACAATCAAAAGGGTTGGAGGCAGAATTCGTTCATACAAGTTGAGAAGAAAGAAGAGACGAACTTTAAAAAAAACATAATCAAGAAAGTAATGTATTTATTTTTATAACTCTTTATAGTATAAAAACAATATGAATATCCCAGAAGAAGAAGAAATTGATTTGGTCAATGCAAAAAATGCAATTAATAACATAAACGAACGCCTTGAAGAATTTAATAATAAAAAAGGATGCGACTACAAAATTGACATAAACTATTTTTATAAAATAGATAAAACGGCAAAGGTAAGTGCACATCATAGAGTGTATCCCAAAAACCTGGTGATGTGTGTATTTAGTAATAATATATGCGTGTCTTCAATGATTATAGATTATTACAATGGTGCAATTGAGATTTTTTCTCGTACAAAACGAGGACATAAAGGTGATAAATTAAATAAACTATTAAGAGCCGTAATTATTATTATAGGTAAAGATATACACAAAGACGCTAAGTACATAAGGTCGGAAGCAGGTAATCCAATTTCTGCGTATTTAATGGTAAAATATTTTAATGCGGAAGATGCGGGTGGTAAGGTAGAATTTTCTACATATGAGGAATTTAGCAAATATGCAGAGAAACACGGGAATCTTATGGTAACCGTTGATTTAAACGAGACTAATATAGAAAACGCAAAAACAGTATTTGATAAAATACTTAATGATGAAGGTGAATTAAAGTGTACAAAAAAAGCAATAGTCAAACAAGATGGAGGGAAGCATAAAACAATGCGACGCAACAAAGATAAATATAAATTAAAAAATAGAATTAGAAAAACAAAACGTATTTTTTATTAAATAATCGGACCTAAAAATTGAAACCTTTTTTGGTAAACCATCTAATCGCAAAAACACATCACCAGCTAATCAAAATGGAAGACATGGGAGACATGCTTGAAAGAACAGAATGGGTTCCTGTTCCAGACCGTATCACAATTGAAGACCTATATAAGAAGGCGGGTTTTACTCGGACCACGTTTACTGGAAAAGGTCCAGAATTGCATAGTGCTTTATGTCTTGGAAAAAAAGACGGTACTAAGTGGGACTACTACGACTTCGCTGACTGCGAGTCTTATAATAATAGTAGTAAATACATTAAGGGAGGACGCATGATTGTAAGGTTCGGCAACCTTATGCGCGACGACTTTTATTTTGTGAAGCATGAGTTGGGCACTTATTATAAATATGAGTTGACGATACAGGGCAAAAAAATGCACTTTGTTGTTTCGCATTGTGACTACCTAAAACTTGTACCTGAAGACCGCGAGTATCTCAACGCGTTGCCGAAGGTGTCTATATAAAAAATAAAAATAAATATTTTGTCAATGAATGCGCTCTTGGTAAAATTTGATAGACATTGGTTTACAATAAATATTTATTACATTTTTTTGTATTTTTTTGTATACTTTCTTCTTTTTTTACTTTTTTTTCTTTTTTTAGATTTTCTTTTTTTACTTTTTTTTCCGCCACTTCTAGGTTCACTAACCAACGAATCAATTATTGAATTAAATTCTTTGAATGGCTTTTCTTCAATAATAATTTTATAGAATGGTTTCCAACAATGTGTGTTGCAATTTCTAGTTGTAGCATTTTCATTAATTACTATGTCGCAATTAGCTAAGTCAATTAGTTTTAAATTTGCATCACAAATTTCTATTAAATTGAAATCTTTATTGGCTTTTAGATATTCTGCCATAACAGCTTTATTTCCAAAATTGTCTAGGAAAAACGTTAAATGAGGTTTGGCTATTAAATCATCATTAATAGTAAAATTACTATTACCCCGCGAATCTATTTTTCTCTGTATTTCAGGTTTTAAATTTTTATACAAAAATACATAATCCTTTGAATAATCAGCAACAACACACATTTTTGTAAGTGTTGAAACATGGTCAGGATATTTAAAAAATGGATAGGTCAGTGAATTAGTAATCCTACCATATAAATGGTTAAATTGTCTGTTAACATATAAAGTATCACCGTGTTTACTAATAAGAAACATATCGTGTTGTTTAATGTATTCATCTTGAGACATCATTAACACTTTGTTTTCAATCATTATATTTTTCAAAACTGATGAAAAATCATTTTCATCAAGGAAATATCCACCTTCGTCTGGAAAAATAATATTTATATTTACTTTCGGTTTATCGTAATTGTATTTTGATTTTATGCCTGCTAATTTTATTTTTGCGGTATTTGTCATTCCACAAATAACTAAATACAAATCAACCTTTTGCCGAACAGGAATTACGTCTCCTATAATATAACTTAATTGTTCTCCGGAATATGAAAAATCATCACAAATAACTAATGCACTCTCTTTTCCAGTTGTTTCCTTTAATTTATCAATGATACCATCAATATTTAATTCATTTATATATACATGTTTACCGCCTTTGATAATCATTGGATAAACATTTTTCATCTTTTCGCCTGTTACATCTCTATATAATTTCATAAAATAAAGTGTAAAGTAGTAATTGCTTTTTGTAAAATCTACTTGTTCGCCTGGGTTAAACTTATAACCCGGCAGTAATAAAATTATATTTTTTTCATCACTGTGCAGTTTGTTTACGCTGCTCGTATAGTATTGAATAAATTCTTTAGGACCAATATAATGTGATTTTTTATATATATCTAGCATTAATCGGAAATATGAGCTTGAACAAGTTTGTTGATTCGTGTATTCTTCTAATTTTTCTATAGCTATTTTATGATCTTTGCTAAATTCAGGCTTTTCAAGATCAAAATAATTTAGGTTAGCGTCTATAAATTCATAACATAAATCGGATATATTTTCAGACATTATATATAATTCAAATATAAATTAAATTCTAGTATGAAGAGGAACATAAAAAATTTGCGAACGTTCCTTGTAAAATGAGAAAAGGTGTAATAATCGCCAAAAAATTGAATCCTTTTTTCAATAACCTGTAAATCACACAAAACGACCAATATCAAGAATGATTGAAGAATTAATGAAAGCAAAGCAGGGCGTGGAGTCGTTTAAATTGGCAATCTTTATGGCGGCTGGCGTTAACAATGAGGTCGCCATGGACATGCGAATTGGTGTTCTTCTAAAGTTGACCGAAAAAGTAGAGAAAATACAACGTGCTATAGATGACCTTGTAAAAACTAATCATATCCTGTTTGAAACACCCTTCTATGAAAATGCGTACATTTCAGTCTTTCGCAACGGAAAGACCATAGTAAAAATTTACGACTTACATGAAAACAAGGATAATCAGGATTGGGCGTTAACTCGGTCAAAAGAGCGTTTTGATGAAGTCCAAGAATCCGACAACGAGGGATACTACTGGGCAATCGTTAGGTACGATTACCATTTGGGTAGCGTTGATGAAGTAAGTACACCGATATGTCATTTTGCGCTAACTTCAGATGAGGGGATTAGTTTGCACAGACAATTAAACGAGTGGCAGAACGAGCGAGACGATGGTATGGCGGAATTGCCGAATTATATTTATTTACCGGAACAAATTTCGTGCCATTCCTGCTCAACCCCTGTGTCACAACTTCATGAAAAAAGCATAAGTGACTACATATATCAGTTCTGTAGCAAAGCGTGTGCCGAGGAGGATTACACTACCTGCTCAAACTGTGGGGAGACTGAAGTATCAAAAAAAGATTGCGCCAATAAAAGTTATGACTGCTGTCAGCAGTATCTTGGTGGGCAATTGCAGTATTACTGCAGCATTCGGTGCGAAGGCGAAGATCAGACGGCTTTTATCAGCTCATTCAGTAAACCCGTTAAAAAGGATTAGGCTTAGGTGATATTGTTTACTTATAAATTTATACAATCAGATATTTTTACACTTTTTTCTTGTCCTTTTATTTTTAATTTTACTTTTAATTTTACTTTTAATTTTACTTTTCATTCGACTTTTACTTTTCCCTTTCATTTGTCTTTTATTTTTACCACCTCTACTGTGAAGAAAAACGTTTTCTATTACTGCGCATGTTTGTTCATTTTTGTTTAGTGTTTTAATAAAATCACTATATTTGCCTGCATTAAAATCTACTGTATTTACCAGAGTATGTTCATCCGTATTTAATGTTCCAATCTCGATGTATTCAAAACCTGATTCTTTATCTTTTGGAATGGACTCCTCATTTTCTATTGATACTCCTATACCTATTAGTTGTCTGTCTTTCATATGTGTTGTTTCTGTTTTTATTCTATGTTGGCAAACTTTTACAACGGTTTGAATAACGGTTGTTTTGGGCGTTTCTATATCAATTGTCATAGTTTTTTTATCGGAATCTATTACTTCCAATGGAGTAATAACGGCATGTTTAATAAGTGTGTTCGCAAACATTAATGTATCCCCTTGTTTATACAATCCTCTTAACACAACAGGAGTATTTAAATCATCATTAACTACTTTCGTCGTATTACGGGCATCGGCTAGATTACTTCCTACAACTGCAGTGTTGTAAGTTTTTGTTCCTTCTTCCATAAGTGTGTGGGGTTTTTCTTGAGTGCTTTCATGTCCAATTAATAATTCTGTTCCAAAAACAAATGGATTACCTTTACCTTTTTTAAAATACTGTAATATTGTAAATAAGGCATCTCTATCATGATGGAAAGTATAGTTTGGTCTTGATGATTTTGCACCAGTAAGTTTTATTATAATTACTTTATTTGGCAAATTCGTAAGAGGAACGTCTTTTAATGACTCTAATACTCCACTATTAGTTAATTGATAAGATAAATAACCAAGAAGATATTCTTTAAAAAAATCTTTATTCTTAGGGTCCGGATTTAAAACATAATTAATTTCTTCTATTGATTTTCTTTGAAGATCATTACTAATTAATGTAACGTTCATATTAGTAATATCTAATTTAAACCTAAATACACTATCACAATGTCTAGTATTTAACAAAAATTTTTCTATAAAGTTATCTGATGAATATTCTGGCTTTCCAGAAAATTTTTTTATAAACGGATAACCGTTTATAGTTATTCCAAAATCTTTCTGAATATCTTCTGTCATATAATCTTTTATATTACAGAGACAAAAAAATATGCATGCATAGTTTTACATATTTCAACTTTGAGAACGCGGAAAGTAACACTAAACATTATGTTTACTTTTAACCTACCGTAATTTTATATCAACATAATATATAAAATGACAACCCACCTGTCCAATATTTTTTCTAGTGAAGAGCTTGAGTATTTAACTCAAAGCCAAACTGTTATGGATGCCAAATCCAAATTAAACAATTCTAATGTTGTATATTTTACTATCCCTGTAACAGAAACTATTCGTAATTCTATATTCGGTCAATTCGGTTTAGACCTTTCTAATGTATCTGAAATCCCTATGCGTTGGATTAAAGGGGACACTTTACCACACATAGATGTTGGAACCAATAAATTTGAAAACACCTATTTAGCATATTTGAATGATAGTAATGGCGAGTTTATTATAGATAATGCATCTTACCCTATTAGTGCAAACACGGGTTTTGTATTTAATGAAGGACTTAGACATATGACCCAAAACACTGGTTCCGAACCACGTCTTTTATTGGGACCTATGAATGAATTTGCTTTACAAGTAGGTACTTATACTCCTTTATTGTATTATAACAATTACAATGATGCGATTAATCAAGTTAATAGTATTGGTTCTGCAAGTGGTTTCACTATAGGGGCTGATATTTATTATGGAAATATTGGACAAATTCAAAATACATTATGGCGAATAGCAAGTTTCCATGACAATACTGGTTATAGTTATGTTAATAATAGTTCTGTTCCTACAGGAGTTTATAGCAATGGTACTGATTTGTATCCACTTGTCTCAAACGCATACCAATTTAATTTATATCCATCAGCACCTTGTTTCTTAGAAGGAACCAAAGTTCTTACATTAATTTATGGAAAAGAAGAATACGTTCCTATAGAAACATTACAAAAAGGTGACCTAGTAAAAACTAGACGTGATGGTTATAAAAAAGTAGAGCTTATTGGAAAAGGAGATATTCAAAACCCAGGTAATGGAAAACGCATTGAAAACCGATTATATAAATGTTCTCCTGAATCCTATCCTGACCTCACAGAGGATTTATACATAACTGGATGCCACTCTATTCTAGTAGGTGACATTACAGATAAAGAAAGAGAAGAAACTATGAATCACTTGGGAAAAATATATATCACTGATAATAAATATCGTCTTATGGCTTGTATAGATGAACGTGCTGAACCATGGAACTCAGAAGGTCTTTATAATATTTGGCATATTGCCCTTGAAAATGACGATGAAAAGATGAATTATGGAATATATGTGAACGGTGGATTATTAGTTGAAACCTGCTCCATAAATATCTTGAAAAATCATTCTAATTTGATTATCCAGTAGTTGTCCTATTGACACAATTATTTTTATATTATATGATAATATAATATAAATAATGGTAAACCGTTTTGATTATGTATTTAGTTATTGGATTTTCATATGGTATATATTATTTGAAATGGGATTTAATAGATATAATCCAAAAATTGGAATAATTATTGGGTTAATTGATAATATTGCATTGTTATTTCTTATGATTTATTTCTCAAATTCATTAATAAATATATTTTTATTTTGCATAATTAATTTTTTTATAAAAGTAATACCTCTGTGGAGATTAAGAAATACAGATTATAAAATATCTGATTGTTATGCATTAATAGGTTTATTTGTAGTTTATATTGGTTGGCTATATATAAATAATGTTGATATTATAAAATTATTAAGGGAACGTTATGATAAACTAAAAAACAATAATAGCTTTGGACCATTTATGTATTACATGAAAAATATATTATAAACCAAAAAAATTATTGATTATTATTATACTTATTAATATTATAAAAAATGTTTTTTAATAATATTCTTAGTTATGATATGTTAGATGGCATGGAAGAAAACATAGTCCGTTCTGAAAATAATATATCATCTAATGAAGATGCGATTGAATGCTGTATATGTTTAGAAAAATATTTAGGCGATGGTATAACGAAAGCAACAATAGTTAATAACGTTATTAAAAACAATAATGGCATAATTAAAAAATGTAATTGTTTATATGTCGTCCATAACGAATGCTTTTACAACTGGTTTAAAAACAATCAGTCTTGTGTAATTTGTCGTGAAAAGATGGATAAAATTATTATAATTCATGATAATCAACGAATAAATGTTTCTCGTTATTTTATTGTTCGCGTTACTGTAAAACTGATTAATGGCATTTTAATCGCTAATTATACAATATATATAATAAAAACTGTCTACAGAACATTGGCAACAATCTTAATATATAGTGTTTTCCTATTTTATTTAGTTAATCTAATTAAAAGACACTACGAACGCATGAGTAACGGCAACATTGATATTGATTATGAAACAATAGAATAGAATGGAGTAGACTATTTCAAAAAATTGAATGCTTTGTTAATGTAAATTATAATTGACATAACACACAATAATGTCTATTGAAACCAAAGCATATTTAGTTGGACAGGGTGGTCCAGATGAAACACAGAATCACAGTAAATACGAAGATTACTCTTTTCATAGATATGGCGAGTTTACTTTTCAAAACAGTTCAACAAAAAACATGGAGAAACTTTGGACTTATTTCCATAAAAGCGAGAGTTACCCACAGTATTACAGAGGTATTTCTAAGAAAGTTGCTATTTGCAAATGTCCAGATACAGGAGAAGAGAAGTGGTACAATAGCGAGCGCTGTTTGAATGCCTATCATCTAGTAAAAGGTTCTAATATAAACGTGGAGTTTCAAAACAAAGATGGTACCTACACTCGCGACTTTATCTTTATGGGATGGGTAAACGGTCCTGTTCATGAATGGAAAATGACAAATGGTACTACGATAATGCTTGCTCAAAACATCATTGATACTCTTTCGCCACAGGATAAACGGTACCTAAAAATAAATAGATGAATTAATCAAAACAAAAAATCCAAAACAACTGGGTAATGGTCTGAGTTTAATGTTCCACAGTATTCAGAATAATCCTGATATATAAATTGTCCCACTATTTTTTCTTGTAATAACGGCGTTACCAATATATGGTCTATCATTGAGAATTCTGTTGACGTAGATTTGCAGTTATTATTTTGGTCCCACCAATCCGAGAAACGTTTTTCTTTGGGAATATTAGCAGCAATATTAAACAATTTATATTTACCTGAGTTTGTACCAGCACTTCCTTTTAATATATCTAAAACCATAGATGTTGGTTTATTATTATTTGCATCCAAAACTTCAGCATCAAAATCATTTAAATCACCCAAAAATATTAACTCGTAACCTTTTGACACATATCCATAAATAACATTCTGTAACACTTGGGCCTGAGCCTCACGTTCTGCGCAACGAGTCTTGTCAGTTGGGAAGGCTATTAGATGCGCTCCTATCATAGCAAAATGCATATCATTTACTTGAAACTCTGTTATGTAATGTTTGCTAACTCCCGTATCTGTGGGTAAGCCTGTGTAACCACACATAGAACCTGGAATAGGATACATGACACGTTCCTCTGTTCTATATAAACTGACCAATGGGTCTACAACAGTTAACATTCCGACATTTTGTCCAGTACCTGTGTCTTTACCTTTCACCATATAGGGATAATATGCGGGGTTCTGTGTTGATTTTACCAACATATTTAATTCATCACAGCCTTCAACTTCACATAGATTTATAATATCTGGTTTTAGTTCTTGGATAACTTTGGCAACCTGATTTAAATGATTTATCGCGGTAGTCTGGTTGGCCCATGCACATCCATTACCTGGACAATCCGATGTCGCACAATAATCTACAAATAACCATTCTACATTATATTGGACGATACGGAGTTTTGATTTATCCTTACGCATGTCCCGATGTTCAGAAACAGTTGGACAAAATGTTTCTGTTCTAGCTGTTTTTATTACTAAACCGAATAAAAAAAACAAGAAAATATTGAAACACATAATCGTTTTATATTATTAGAACACATAATATACTAGATAAAAAAATAAACCATAAATTATTGTAGAAACCAAAATACAACCAGCTATGTTGCATGCATTAATGCAATATTCGGATTTTTCGGGTTCGTCTAGATTATCTAATTGGTTTAAAGAAACATATGATTCAAAATCAGATGGTTTTGCTATAGTCCCGTACATAATACTATAACCATATTGTAATTTTTATATTAATTAAAAAATTACAATAAAATAGGAGGGATTAAAAGTACTTATCAATAAACTCTTCGGGTGTCATAATTGGTATATTGTGTTCATTCGCATACTTCGTCTTATTAGAGACATCATCCTTTGATTTCACAACTAAAACAAACGTATTTTTACCAATAGAATCATCCAACACACCGCCAACTTTTGCTAATCCTTCAATAATAGTCTTATCACGAACCTTGGTCATCACAATGTGTTTTTGATATAATGCATGGTTCGTATCAAACATCTCCACCAGTTTGTTTTCTAGAACAGGCTTCACCTGACCACTCAATTTAACCTCCAGACCACACTCTTTCAAAAACGCCATAAAATCGGGAATATGCTCTACAAACGCATTGGCATTCTCTTTACCAATACCCTTAATCGCCTTCAACATTGTAATTTTCTTTTCATTGGTTTCACTACGAGTCAAAATATCTGGGTATTCATCCAAAATAGGACGTATCTTACGCTCACCAATACCACGTCCAAATTTATTAGATGCTGCCATTATTTCCAATAAGCTAGCTTTCTCCAACTTATCATGCAAACTAGTATACACTTTTTCAATCATCTTTGACTTGAATCCTTCCACACTCTCAAAATCCGTTTTAGACATTTTAATGATCTTCGGTACCGAATCAAAACCAGCCGTTACTATGCGTTTCACATTTCCACTAGATAGACCATCTACACTTAATCCAGTAAAGAACGCCGTGATTTCTTTCTCTCTAACACCCACATCTTCGCCAAGATCATCCAAAATAATATCCACATGCGTATCTGTCCAATGGTATTTCACATCAGGCATTTTCGCATGTTCGGCAGGAGTAGTAACGGATTTAATATGTGGAATAACATCGCCACTACGAATAATCTGAATTACGGCACCAACACCAATTTTATTTGTCTCAATAAATGACCCATTAAACCCTGTGGCATATTCTATTGTCACACCACCTAATTTGATAGGTTCAATTTGAACACGGGGTTTCAAATAACCAGATTTACTAGCATTCCAAATAACATCTACCACCTTAGCTTCTGCCATTTGGTCTGAAATAACCATTTTAAAAGCAAAAGCATATTCTGGATTACCTTCCTTTCTAGAATGCATATTATCATCTGTCACAATCACACCATCTATCTCATATTCGTAATGTGTGCGCCAATCAATCAACAACTCAGATAAGCTTTCATTTGTTAACGCATCCACTGTCTTGTTTTGTACGACCTCATAGCCTAAGCTTTTTAATAGGGTCATCTGCTCGCTAGGTTTCATCAAAGGGTGAATGATTTCGTAGGCAACAAAATGTAGGTCCTTGGTCTTATCATCCAAAGTCTTACTATTGATAATACCAGATACCAAATTGCGTGGATTAGCGAATTTGGCCTTGTATTTATCATCAAAGACCTTCTTTGGTAAAATAAATTCACCGCGAACCACGAGCTTCTTGTCGGTGACAGGGAGCTTTAAAACACGCAAAACATGTGTTATGTCTTGGCCTACTGTGCCGTCACCTCTAGTATACAATTTAGGCTCGTCTCCCTCTGTAGTATACATTCCACTAACACCATCTAATTTACAAGACAAAACATAAGGGCCTTTGTATTTACCCATCCAATTCAACAGGGCACCAGTATCTGGTTTGATTTTATCCATAGAAGGCATGTTGTAAGGTAATGTTACCTTGTTTTTCTCTATTGGTGCACCGACTTGTTTAATGGTCTCATTATCTGGGTATTTCTTTTCAGCATATTCTTTTACAATATCATATTCATTGTCTGTGAGAAGGGACTTCTTTGTATTATAATAAGCATCATTTGCTACAACAACAATATCTGTTACTTGTTGCTCCGTTAGGGCTTGAATAACTGTAATACCCTTCTCCTTGAAGGATTTAATATGTTTTTTAGCCTCGGTTTTATTAGACATTTTGCGAATCTTTATAGGTTTTTCTTTGTTCGTTTCTATATCAATTTTTTCATTATTTTTCTTTGTTATTCTTTTTTTGGGCTCTTTGGTTTTCTTTGTTTTAATTTCTATTTTTGCTGAACTCATAGTTTCTAATGGAATAACAGGAACTATTGGTATTATTTCTTCTACGTAGTTTACTGGTTCGGGTATAGGCGCAGTTAAAAAAACCTTAGCTATTTCTTTATCTTTCTCTGGTTCGGCTGGTGGTTTTTGTTTCCTGGTGTATTTACGTTTTGGTTTATTAGGATCTCTTGGTTCCTTAGGTTCTCTTTTTTTATATGTGCGTTTCGGTGCATTGGGATCCTTAGGCAACTTAGGTTCCTTTGGAGCCTTTGGCGCTTTCGGTTCTTTAACTTTACGTGTCTTTTTTTCAGGTTTCTCTTCTTTTATTTTCTGAGTAGTTGCGTGTTTTAAACCGTTAGAGATTTCAATCCGCCCCAGAGGGGCGGCATTAAAATCTTTATCGGTCATTGACCACGAAGAATGTAAATCCGCAGGGGCGGATTTAATTTTTCGTTGGTTTAAAAAAACTGGCTTCGCTGTGGGCAAGATAGCCCCGTTTTGAATAACCAATGAACGTCCATCAATACGCTCAATTGGTTCTTTATATTCCATTTTCAAATAATCAAATATATCTTTTTCATTCGTGAATACTTGGTCTACTTTCTCCTCCTTCTCTTTACCTGGTTGCTTCTTATGTAGTCCATGTTCGTTCAGAGAAAACCCCAATTTAAGCGCATGCCCACGCATCACTGTATTAAAAGTCTTACTTCCAGTAAAATATAATAATGCAAAAGGATATTCTTCTTGAGAAGTATACATAAAATCTAGTCGACGTGCTGTTTTGTGATTTGGTAACTTAGCAATCACCAAGCACTTCGTTTTACCACGTGACAACACCTCAATAATAACCTGTTTTTCCAATAGTGCATCTATAAACTTAGGAAACATAGTAGCGTCATCTGAAGTAACAATAGCATCAATATCACCAGATGTATGTGCTCCACGGCGATAACTGCCTACAATTTCGTATCTGGATTCTGGAGTAGCAAACTTATCAAAAGTAGTCTTAAAGAGGGTATTATATTCATCAATTTCACTGCGTGGAATACGTTCCAAGATATCCTCATAGTATTTGAGACCAGCTTTCTGAACATCGTTTAAGAGCTCATCTTGACGTTCTCTGAGTTGGGCAATATTAGTAATACCTTTTTGAACTAGGTCTTTGGCCTTCTTTGGACCAACACCATAAATCTCACTCAAAACGTACTCTGGTTTATCTTTTTCACGCTCAAATATTCTCAAAGTACCTGTTTCCAAATACTCAGTAAATTTCTCTTTAATCATGGGCCCAATATTTGGCTTACCTTCTAGCTGCGAAACACTAGTAATATCTTCTGTAATATTTCGGATAGTATCACCAGCTTTTGTGTATGCTCTACTACGGATGTAATCACCTTGCTGCGACATTAGTTTGGATAATCTTTCTAAAACCTCAATAAAGGTTTCATTGTATCGGGGCATTTCTTCAAGATTCTTATCGGATTTTTCAATAATGGGTTGAGTAGGGAGCACTGAGATGGATTCTGGCGGTGGAAGTGATTCACGAATAATCAATTTTTTCCTTTTAATTATAGGTTTATCGGTATTTTCATCATCTTTTTCATATTTTTTGCGTTCCTTTTCTGCCATAGACACCATTTTTTCTACATCAACCATTATTTCTTTTTCTTGTTTCGTATCCTTTTCCATAAATAATATATACTATGTATGGAAAAGTTTACGGGAAAAGTTTACGGGAAAAGTTTACGGGAAAAGTTATGCTATACGAGTGGCAACAAACAACGGCGCAGTATTAATGTTAACAGATTGTTCGCTTGGAACACCAGTACTATCTTTGCAATTAAATAAACTAATAACTGTGTAAATTGTTGTATCAGCAGTTAAAGTAAATACTCCGGTTATTCTATTAAAATAGTTAACGTTACTCTCCATTGGTATTTCTGAATATATTGAATAGTTATTATTTAATGTTGCAGACGTAGTTGATAATGATAAACAAGACATGGTTGAATAACCAGTAACTGCAGCACTATCAACAAAAATTTGAGATTCTACAAACCATATACCAGCTGGTAATTCAATGCTTCCATAATTAAAAACATTTGTATTAACAGGACTATTGATGCTTGGTGTATTTGTAGAACCGGTAAATAAAGTTATTCCATTTACTTGATAACCTAGTGTATCTGAATCTATATTGGGAGGACTATAGTTCAAATTCAATGGAGAATTAATAAATAAACGTCCAGTTAAAGATAAATCATTGTCTGTGTCAAAAGAATCACCAGTATCACCTTGTATGCCTTGTCGTCCTTGAAAGCCTTGCATGCCTTGCATGCCTTGTGGACCAGTATGCCCTGTATAGCCTGCACCACCTGCATCACCTTGTGGACCAGTATAACCTGTATCACCTACATCACCTTGTGGACCAGTATAACCTGCATCACCTTGTGGACCAGTATAACCTGTATCACCTACATCGCCTTGTGGACCAGTATAACCTGTATCACCTACATCGCCTTGTGGACCAGTATACCCTGTATAACCTACATCGCCTTGTGGACCAGTATACCCTGTATAACCTGTATCTCCTTGTGGACCAGTATTACCCGTATATCCTGTATCTCCTTGAGGTCCAGTCGCACCAGTTTCTGTCGCTGTTCCGTCAATACCCTGAGCGCCTTGAGGACCCGTATATCCTGTATCTCCTTGAGGTCCAGTCGCACCAGTTTCTGTCGCTGTTCCGTCAATACCCTGAGCGCCTTGAGGACCGGTATTACCTGTATATCCTGTATCTCCTTGAGGTCCAGTATATCCTTGTGGACCGGTATTGCCTGTATATCCTTGTGGACCAGTATTGCCTGTATTGCCTGTATATCCTTGTGGACCTGTATTGCCTGTATATCCTTGTGGACCGGTATTACCTGTATCACCTTTTGTTCCTTGTGGACCAGTATATCCTGTATCACCTTGTGGACCAGTTGCACCAGTATTAGATGCTGTTCCAGGGACACCTCGTGGGCCTGTAGCACCAGTATTACTTGCTGTTCCATCGACACCAATAGGACCTTGGGAACCACGTACACCAGGAGGACCTCTAGAACCAGTTGCTCCAGTACTTGTTGTTGAACCAGGAACTCCTTGTGGGCCCTGTATGCCTTGTGAGCCGTGTTTGCCTTGTTTGCCTTGAGGACCTAATTGTCCCTGTTGTCCAGTAGGTCCTTGAGGTCCAGTTTTACCACGTTTTCCTCTTTCACCAGTTTGTCCAGTAGACCCCGATGGTCCAGTAGGCCCCGATGGTCCTGTGTGTCCAGTTACTCCTACAAAACCTTCCTTACCAGTTGGCCCAGTTGGGCCAGTAAAACTATTATTATCAGGTGGACATACAGGATGACGAAAACAAGAATGCTCTTGTAATAATAATCTATTGTTTCTGCGACTTCTATTAAAATTGCTCATTTAATATATAATTATAAAAGATTATATATAAAACAATCAAAATCCTGGGGCATCAGTAAATATTTGCGTAGCAGACATGTTGAACGATTTATTATCTGTAACTACATTCAAAAAATCCGTAAGTGAACCATCCATGTGAAAATATAAAAAAGAACCAACTATACTAGATACTAAAATAATAACAGCATCACGTATTATAGTTTTCAATGGCTTCCACTCCTTATCTACATATTTCATTTCTAAAACTTTAATTATAACAAATATACACGTTACAATAATTGATAAAATAAAGACCTTCTCCATAAAATATATAAAAACTCGCTAATTTTATATATTGTTTACAACGCATAATTCCTAAATTATTTGAGTTCTTCAATGTCGTCTAGTAAAAAATCATCAGATTGCTTTCTAGGTCTAACTTCGTCTAAAATATCAAAATCACTTAAATCAAAAGTTTGGTCTTGATATATTTGGATCTTTTCCTCATCGGGCTCTTCTTCCAACCTTCGTTGAATAGCAGTAGAAGTACTAATCTCTTCTAACCTTTCTAATGATTTTGGGGCTTCTATTTCTTTCTTCACATTATTATCTAAAACAGTATCCATATTATTAAATGTCAAACGTGTTGTTACTACTTCTTCATCTATATTCTTAATAGATGGAACGACAGACGGTATTTCTTCATCTACGTTTTCTTTAGTTTCCGTACTGGTTTCTTCACTACTTTTTTCTTTTTCAGCAGATTCGGTATCTTCAATGTTCTCTATAATAATCTCCTCCTCGTGCTCAATAGCTTCATCCATATAAGCTCGGATAATAGATTCGGTAGGAATACTATCACGTATAGCCGCTAAAATGCATTCCTGTACAATAACTTCTAATTCACGATTGTTTTTTTGAACTTGCAACGGTGTTAAATTCTTCTCAAACAAATACACATTGGAATAAACTTTACGAGCCGCATTAATATAAACTTTATGAATAAAAGTATCTAATTTAGGTATGGAAATATCTATTTTTTTCTGTTTATTTCCTACACGAATACACGTAAGGACTTTTAGTTGGATAACATGAACACATGTAATCAAATCTTCTAAATAATTACAACCACTACGTTCAACAATACGTTTACGCTCTTCCTCAATAATCTCATTATTCCATTTGGGAACACGAGAAAGCAAATTTTGAAAGGTCATTAGATATTTGTTCACTTCATCGTTATCTAAACATAACTTCCATGATTCGTTAAATATAGAGCGAACTCCTTCAATCACCAATGGTGTAAAAATACTAACCAAACGACTGCACCATTCATTCCTTGACTCATTTAGATTGGATATCACAAAATCGTCCATATTTATATTTCTAAAATACATTTTGTGTCTATCTTTGAACGTAAAAACATAAAATCAAAAATATATAATAACAACAATTTCTCGCACCTATATTCGGATTTTATTTTATCAAAACATATGCATATTGTTGCTTTCTCTAAGTTCTCAACCCGATTAGATTTGTTTATCCATTGAATTAGGTCCAAACATGATACTCCGTTTTCATAAAATTCATTAGATAATTCTGTTAAAACTAAATGGTGTATTTCTGAATCAAATAAGTCATGTATTTTACTCTCTATCCAATTATGTTTATTTTGCGCTGAATCTATATTGTAATTCTTATGAATAGAATATTGATGCAAATTCATGAGGACACCATTCTCTATGTATTCAGGAACGTAGATTTCGCAGAAACGGGATAAAATAGGGTTCAATAATTTGTTTTTGTTTTCTACTATAATAAAAAATCGCGTATTATAACTAAACAACTCAATACATCTACGCAATGCAGATTGCGCATCAATCGTCAAATAGTCAGCATTCAATAGAACAATCGTTTTAAAAATAGTGCCATTATTAGATTGAATATTGGTTTTGGCAAAGAATTTCAACTCTTCACGAATAAATTTTATTCCCTTACCATGAGCGCAGTTTACAAGCATAACATTGGATTTAATTTTATTTTTATCATATTGGTAGATTTTATTAATAAACTGGTCCACGATATGACGCTTTCCTGAACCAGATGAGCCGTGAAAAATAATATGTGGGATTTTATTTGTTGTATTAAAATAATCTAATTTTTCTATTATTTTTTGATGAATAGGCAAATAACTGGTTGACGTAGTTTCATATAGTATATTTTGCATTGATATATAAAAAGTCATAATATTTTTATATACGTTTTTGTACCAATGAATAATCTATGAGTCCTGTTTTTTTACTATACTTAATTCTTTCGTAAATAAATATCGCTCGTGGTACATAGTTCTACGTCGTAAATTACAATTTAAACATGCGATTTCAACATTGTTTTTATTATGTCCAAAATCATTATCTATACGTTCTAGAGTCCATTGCATGGGCTCCCTCACATTCTCATATAAAATATGAACTGTTTTCTTACAATAGAAACAATGATTATTGCATTTTTTCATTAAGTCAAGGGTCCATTCAATATCTACGAATTCGGCCTCTGAATAGAGATTTTTATTGATATCTTGGCCTTTATATCCGCCAATTTTTTGACCCAATTGTTGTAAGATAAGTGCACATTCTTTCTCATCAGTGACCTTTTTATCTATAATTTGTTCAATATATTGAAGTTGGCTTTCCGGGTCTGTTGGTTGCATCCATTTATTTGTAGAAGTAACCACACGCTTTTTTGGGATCTTTGGTACAATTTCTTTTGAATTAGGTTTCTTTTCAGGTTTCAATAAGTTCACTAAAAGATTCTTATTATCATTCATAATATATATATTCATAATGCTATTTATACTTTTATCGCATAAAAGAGATAAAAATTATTGGATATTATATATAAATGTTTGAAGAGAAAGTACAACTGCAACTGCAAGAACAAGTACAAGTACAAGAACAAGTACCAGTACAAGTACAAGCACCTAAAACATTTTATAGACCAGCCAGATTAGAAGATTTTCTTGATGAAGGTGATATCATAATTAGTAAAAGTGACCATAATAAAAATCAATCACATAATGATAAAAATTACGTTGAAAAGAATCAACAGGAGTTTGGTCACAAGAAGCGGATAAAACCCTGACGCACCGGGGCCAAAAGCCAACAACAAATTACACCCAAGGGCTTCAAAAAGGGGTTCAGGAAATAATAATAGTAGGACAGTATTGTGTGAATGACGTAATAATTTATATTACCGAGAACATAATATTAATTAAATAGTTTTTATAAAATTATGTAAAATCCTAGAGAAATCAAGGAAAAGAAATCGGGAATGAATTTGAAAAAGGACAAAAATAAATGTCCAAAATGACTTTTACGGAAAAAGAATTCGGCAAAGATTTTATGGGACTTTAATGATTTTTTGGTTTCTTACCATAATGCTAAGAAATTGATATATACTTTTATTACATGACTGCATAATAAAAATATACTATTTATGCGGAAAAGGGTTTAGGCATTTTTTCTGTTGACAATATATAGCAACAAAAAAATGCCAAAAGATGCCGAAAATTATAACTGTAAAGTTTGTTCCTTTGAATGCAGCAAATTATCAAACTGGAACAAACATTTATCTACCGGTAAACATAAAAAGAATGTATTAATCAACCAAAATCAACAGTTGTCAACAGAAAACTCCGACTTCATTATGTGTAATGAATGTAATAAACATTACAAAGATAGAACAGGATTATGGAGACATTTAAAGAAGTTTCATAAAGAGACAGAACCAGTTCCAGAACCAGTTCTAATCCAAGCAGCAGAACCAATCCAAGCAGCAGAACCAATCCAAGCACCAGAACCACCCAACCAACAAGAGCAATCAAATACCCTTGTATTGGATACGGCAACTGTATTACAAATAATAAAACAAAATGATGATTTTAAAACATTAATAATAGAGCAGAACCAGGAGTTCAAAGCACTATTATTAGAACAACAAAATAAAATAATAGATTTAGCAGGTAAACCTAATACAATCAATAATACAGTAAATGCCAATAACACTTTCAACCTCCAATTCTTTCTCAATGAAACATGTAAAGATGCCATGAATATTAGTGAATTTATTGAAAACCTTAATATCCAATTAAAAGAGTTAGAAAATGTGGGAAATAATGGATATGTTACAGGAATATCCGATATTATATTGAAACGCATAAAAGGCCTGGAAGTATCAAAACGCCCACTTCATTGCACAGATATGAAAAGAGAAACAATGTATATTCGCGATGAAAATGAATGGAATAAAGATACCGAAGAAAAAACTAAACTAAAAAAATTTGTTGAACAGGTTGCAAGTCAAAATTATAAGAAAATACCAGAATGGTGTCAACAAAATCCTGAATGTAGGGATATGTATCATGAAAAATACGAATATTGTATGCAAATGATGCGACACTCATTGGGTGATTTAGATGAGAAACAAGATAAATTATATGATAAAGTAATAAAAAATATAGCCAAACAAGTAACAGTAGATAAAAATACAATAACCAATGAATGAAAGTGGCCTAGGTTTCGTTTCATTATCATCTAACTAAAATAATGAAAACAAATATAAATAAATAACTTTATAAAACGTAATGACGTTTTATTCTTCACATAAACAGGATAAATTTTTAGAAGACTATGTATTTAAAGGTTTTAAAAATGGCGTATTTGTGGATGTGGGTGCACATGATGGAAGATCCATAAACAATACCCTTTATTTTGAGGAAACAAATCAGTGGACAGGAATAAACGTAGAGCCTATACCAGAAGTATTTAAAAGATTGGTGGAAAATCGTCCAAATACTATTAATCTAAATTGCGCCATATGTAATTCTGACGGAACAGCTGATTTTATATTGAATAAGGGATATACTGAAATGATATCTGGATTGAAAGAAACATTTGACCCTAGGCACATGAACAGAGTCAAACACGAGATTTCTGGACATGGTGGAACAACACAACTAGTAATTATAAATACAAAGAGATTAGAAACTATTTTTGATGAACATAATATTAAACACGTAAATTATTTATCTATTGATGTAGAAGGAGCAGAATTTGAAGTTATAAAATCAATTAATTTTGATAAAGTATTTATTGATGTGATTGGTTTTGAAAATAATTATCGCGATACAAGCATACCTATTATTAAATATTTGACATATAATGGTTATAAGATTATTCATACTTCATTAGATATTATTATGTTACATGAAAAATCTAACTTTATTAAAAAGTAATATAAATATTTTAATGCAAATTAATTATATGAATAACATTTACTATATTACTGTGGCAACAAAACCACATCCCGTATTAGATAAAATAAAAGAGCGTGTTAATAAAAACAATGAGAAAATACATCTCCTAGGTGGTCATGAAAATCGTCAAATTGGTTGGGAGGGGCATCAAAATTTTGGCGTAAAACTACGCGAAGTAAGTGATTTTCTGAAAAACCCCGATCTAAAATCCGATGATATTGTTTTATTTACAGATGCATATGATGTTGTTTATTGTGGAACAAAAAAAGAAATTATTAAAAAGTATTTGAAATTGAATAAACCAATTATATTTGGCGCAGAAAAGCAATGTAATCCGGACCCAAAAAGAGCATCTGAATACACATTTACATCAACAGAATTTCCATATTTAAATAGTGGAATGTTTATCGGTAGAGTATGGGCGCTGCGTAAATGCATATTAGAATACCAGTATAATGACAAAGATGATGATCAACGGTTCTGGACAACACGGTTTTTTGAGAACCCAGATTTGATAGGTTTAGACTATAAGAACGAACTGTTTCTGAACACAGTGGATATGGAAGAAAAGTATTTTTATCTAGATACAGACGATTACATAGCAATTTATAAAGGTTCTAATCCTATGTTTGTTCACGTAAATGGTCCAGTTAAGACTGATTTACTTAAATATTTAAATTTACCCAATTACTTCTCTCGGTAATGTTCAATGTTCAATGTTCAATGTTCAATCTTCGTTAAAACAGTATATTTTATATAAAGACTATAAAATATAGAGTAAAACATTAAAACATTATGCAAATAAAATACGGAAACGCCGATGTTACGCAATTAGCTATTATGAATTGTATGGAAAACAATATAATTATTATTCCAAATGATGCTACAACTCTAGAGTATTTATTTGGGCCTACATCAAATAGTTCTATTAGCGTAAACGGAATACATTACAATCACGATATTTTTATTGATTTTACAACATCAGAAGTCTATGCAGAATACCCGTGCCATGTAAACCAACCAAAGATAGTGGTTTTAATTATTTGTCATTATTCAGATATGAATATGATGATGTTAGAACAATTGAGAAACAATATCTATAAAAAACACAAGGTTCAGTATTATATTGTCGCGTCTAGGTTCTCAGAAACCAATCCAAATTCAATAGAGTTAGACGATGATATTATTTTTGTTAATCAGAAAGAAACCTATTTTAACATCTTAAATAAAACCCTCAAAGCCATGGAATATATTGATAATATATTGAAACTAGAATATGATTTTATGATTCGTACGAATGTATCTACTGTTATTAACGTACCACAATTATTAAAAGAGATGGCCAATCTTCCCAAACAAAACATCAGTATAGGTGGTAATAAAATGCAAATCAATTGGATTTGTCCGGCATATGGTATAAATGACAATCGTTATAATGGACGATGGTTTGTACAGGGGACTAGTATTATTTTTTCTAAGGATGTTTGCCAAGACATCCTTAAAAACCAGCATAAAATAGAGAAAAAGATAGTGGATGATATTTCTTTATTTATGTACTTGGCTAATTTCAATCCAATAGCTTACGAATCTGTAAACAAATACGCGGTTTCTTTTTATGAATGTTCAGAAAGTTTGGACCAGTTGTATTTGATACCCAAAAACTATGCGTTTTATAGAAACAAATCGGAGACAATGAGAGATGAAGATATTATACGCATGCGTTTTCTATGCACTAATTTACAGTCGTAAAATTCCGATTACAATTGTAATAATCGTTACTATTGTTGCAGCTATGGATTAATTTAGAATATAATTTATATAAGATGATTAAAAATGGTTTACATATAAATGACTGGACAGCAGAACAAAAGAAGGCACATCAAGATTTTTTGACATTGAATCCGCATTATGTTGTTTCACATAATATATTTTTATTGAGGGATTTGAGTGGAAATAACCCGGAAAATATACCACCATTGGAAGACGGCGAATATCCACAATTTATGTTAGATGTAAATATGGCAATAAGAATGGGGCCTATATTATTGTCTCTTTATGTAGATGCTAGCGGAACAGAATTTGTATTAGATAGCAACGGTAATCCGATAAATAATAGGTTTTTAAAACAAACAACTTATTCGTATCCTTATATTGATAACGATGGTGTTTATATACAAGCTGTTTTAACTTGCACTTTTGGAGACAATAGTACTATATCAGTTGATGGCTTACATCATTCTATTTTTTGGTATTTCATAAAAGGGATTACCGACCCGAATAATTTACAACCATTTACTTAATTTGAGGGGAACCAATGGAATCAATGGAACCAATGGAGACCCTCTAACCCCTCCTTTTTATTCATATGATTATATAAAATTTTTATTTTACATAATTATAATATTAAAACACTTAAGCTTGGTAAGAAGCAACATTACTTAATGTAAATGCAGGCGCTGATCCTGAACTTGTATAAACGAACGCAAATGTTTGCACAATAACAGAAGCCGAAGAAACACTAATAGCAGACGCACCACCATTAAAATATAATGTATTAGAAGAACCTGTTGTTCCTGTGGCACTTACTGTTACTGCAGACACATAACCTTTATACGTTCCAGATGATATAATTAAGGATGCAACAAATGTTCTGTTGGTAACCGCACTTGGATTTACGTTTAAGAAGTTGGCAGTTATATTTGCGCTGCTCGTTAAAGAATAGTTAAATACAGAGCCTGTGCTATAATCAAATGATGTGGCTCCAGCAGAAGGATTTGCGATTAATTCTGCGATTCTATCAATGTAATTGATACCAGATAGAGTACTACTGGCAGTTGAATATAAGTTACCACCAACATAAACATTACCAGCAACACCCAATCCTGCACCTGAGCCACTCAATACCATTGTTCCTGAGCCAGCACTAGTACTTGCTGTTGTACCTGTTAATGTCATTGAAGAACTTGATATAGCTCCTGTTCCACTTATTGTAGTGATAGCAGTTCCAGGACTAGTTGCACCAGAAGCCATATTATAAAAATTAAATCCCCCGCTACCGCCACCCTTACAATTTACAAAATCGGTTTCACCTTGACCACCAGTATAATTCCAACCCATATATGCACCTTGTGTTGCGCCAGCGGTTATTAATGGTTGATTCCAAGATTGTATAAATAGTCCATTTGATGAATATAAATTAGCAGCGTAAAGATTACCACTTATTCCTGCACCTCCAGTAACTTGTAAAGAACCAGTTGTAGTGCTTGTGCTTGCATTATTAACACCAACTGTTAAATTACCACTTACAAAGCTATGAACTCCAGCTGTATAAGTTAATGTTCCATTTACTGCATTAGACGTTCCACCAGTTAATTGAATTCTGGCATTATAATCATAAGCAGTATTATTTTTAAAATCAATATATGGACCAGCATCAGTAGCATAAGCACCAAGTTCAAGTGAAGTAGAATTGAGTGAAGGTGTTGAAACACTTGTAGTAACGGTAGCTGACCCAGTAACTGTAGCAGTTCCTGTAACATTCAAGGTAGATGTACTTGTTGTAGTATTAATACTAACGTTACCGTTACTGGCAATGCGTAAACCAGTAGTAGCATTAGCCCATGGAGCAATAACAAATCCACCGGTAGCTGACCCCAATGCATTACCCCAAAATAATCCACTATCATTTAGTGCTGTCATGTTATTAAATGATCCAGCATTCAAATAAGGATGCATGTTAACGGTGTTTACTGCGTTTGTTGCGTTATACAATGCCAATGCACTAGTGCTTTGTGATGCTTGAGTAAATGTAGCTGTTCCACTTATAGCAGGAGATGTTATCGTTGGGGTTGTTAATGTCTTACCAGTTAAAGTTTCGGTTCCTGCTATTGTAGCCAATGTACCTGTGGTGGGTAATGTTACGTTTGTGGCAGCGGTTGCCGTAAAAGTTTGTGCAAACGCACCTGCATGCGTAACATTTGCCGCAGTAGTTAATGTAGAACCTTCTGCTAATGTTAATGTAGCGACAGTAGCAGGGGCGGTAAATAGAACTTTATTAATAGATGTAGCAGTAGCGACACCTAATACTGGGGTAGTTAATGTTGGCGATGTCAACGTCTTATTTGTAAGAGTATCGGTACTTGTTCTTGTAACTACATTATCACTAATTGAAGCAGGAAAAGTTAACAAATTAGTACCACTAGTATAAAGACTTGCAATAATAGGGGTTGTTAATGTTTTATTAGTTAATGTTTCTGTCCCAACAAGCGTAGCAACCTGGTTATTACTTGAAAAAATTGTACTTGTTGCCCTAATATTTCCTGTAACATCTAAAGTATAAGTAGGATTATTAGTGCCTAATCCAATATTTCCGAAAACAAACAACCGACTGTTCATAGAAACATCACCTTGGTGAATAGTGCGCCCCAAATTATACAAATTACCGTTCATAGAAACATCTGAACCCACAAACAAACGTGCATTTAATGAAGCGTCAAAGTTTACGTTCAGACGCCCATTTAAACTCATATCCTCAGCAACAATAAAAGTATACTCTGTTGTTGTAACATTTGTATAAACAATATTTCTATTTGTATATTCAAATACATTGAGGCGACCAGCAATAATAACATCATTACCAACAAATAAACGTGAGTTTAATGAAAGGTCGCCTTGTAAAATAGTGCGTCCCAACGTGTATAAGTTACCGTTCATAGAGACATCGTTAGATACAAACAAACGAGCGTTCATGGATACATCGCTACTAACGAACAACCGTGAATTCATGGAGACATCACCATTAACAAACAACCGAGAATTCATGGAAACATCACCTTGAATATAAAGCCTATTGTTCGCTATTATGTCAGACCTTGTTGTTACCGTTCCATAACTTGTTAATGTACCAGAGATATCAGTATTATTACTTACAATATTCAAAGTGCCATCATTAAACGTATTCGTATTGGTATTACCAAAAGTAATATTCCAAGCCTGCATTGTTAGATTAGTATTATTATTACCATCAAATGGAGTTACACCAAGAGTATTACCTATAATATTAGGACCAACTATTCTGAAATTTGTGAATGATGTTGCACCATTTCCGTAAGTAGTAAATCGCAAAGGTCCTTGTTGTCCGTTTACAGTTGTCCCTATTGGGATATAGTAAGTAGATGTAGTAGTACCTACTGCATTTGTAAAAGGTAGTGAAGTAAAAACACCATATATTATTGGTGTCCAACTAGCGGGGCTAGTTGTGTTAGCGCCTAAAATATAAAATGACGCAGGAAATCTACTTGGGGCATCATTTGTAAAATTGAAAGAATTCATAACAATAGCACTGTTAGAAGTCAATGTGCCCCATTCTCCCAAAACTGTCCCTACTCCAGTAATAACCGTTGTAACACCGCCTATAACATACCCGCCTGTATAAGCGTAAACTCCATTAACCTTAAAATAACCGCCAGGTGGACCATTAAATGCACCCCAAAGCGGTTTACTATCTGAAATACTACTTTGTGTTGTAGTCCAATTAATTCCGCTATTTGACCAACCAGCCAATGCTGCATTTACTGTATTTGGGGTATAAGTAGTTGCTGGAGTGGTATATGATAGACCAATGGCTTGCCTAAGTTGCACAGTTCCTAAAAACAAACTGGAATTCATAGAAACATTACCACTAATAGAAACATTACCATTAAATGATGCATCACCACCAAGATTAATCTGTGGGTCGATTGTGTTAATTCTATAATAAAGTCCAGTTCCTGTTGACTTTAATATGTATTTACCTGACCTAGACATTGCATCAATATAGTTACTAGATGCTGTCCATGTAACACCATAATTATTGGAAAATGCGCCGTAAACGTATTGATATTGACCACTTCCTGAAACAAAACAAGGTTGTTGGTAACTTATTGTTGCACCTGTTACAGTAACAGCTGTCCATGTGGTACCATAATTTGAAGAAGTATACAACCCTGTTGCGGAATAAGGCCATACTGAATATTGTCCAGTAGAAGATATAGCACCATACCAGTAATTATTTGCAACGACAGTTGCCTTAATGTACCAATTATTTCCATAATCTGTAGACATGTAGACGTTCTGTTGATTTTGCCCATAAGAAAGTTTTATCATGTATTTTCCATCTGCGGATATACCTACACTACCATATGGATTAAGACCAGGTGCAACTGCAGACGTTGTCCATGTAGCACCATAGTTTGAAGTATAATTAGAACCTACATTTGCTCCCATCATGTAACCATATCCTGAACCACCTGCCATACCAAGAGTGTGATTGTAACCTGTATTAGCAGTTGCTAATGTTCCACCACATGCCTGGAACGATGCTCCATAATTAGAAGAATAAAAAATACCTGGACTAGCACCATTGAGAATATACAAAATATATTGACCGGTATTGTCAATCCATAAAGGATATGCCCCGCCACTATTGCTTATATTCGTTAAACTAGCATTCAATACAGACCATGTAATTCCACCATTATTTGTTTTATATAAACCAACGCCAGCACCACCAGCTGCAACACCAAATCCTGTATCAGAAATAGCAGAATAAACAAATGTCCCTGTTGTAGGAACTCCCGAAGTACTAGTAATAGTAAGTGGACTGACAGCAAATGCTGAAAATCCAGTAGTAAGAGTTCCAATTGAGCTTAATGTTAAATTACCTCCCATAGAAACATCACCATAAACAAATAAACGGGATGCCATAGAAACATCATTTAAAAAGCTACTATTGCTGCTACCACCACCAGTGCTTATTACTGCACCGCCAACATAAACACTACTGCCTGTGGGTAAATAAATATTTCCTGTAACGAATAAACGGTTATTGAATGAGGCATCACCGTTTACATATAAACGGGAATTCATAGAAACATCACCTTGGTGAACAGTGCGACCTAATGTATACAAGTTGCCGTTCATAGAGACATCATTAGAAACAAACAGACGATTATTCATAGAGGCATCACCACCAATAAACAAACGGCTATTCATAGAAACATCACCCTGTAAAATAGTTTTTCCAAGAACATAAATATCTTCATTTAATGAAACATCACCAGATACAAATAAGCGATTATTCATAGATACGTCACCACTAATGAACAAACGGCTATTCATAGAAACATCACCCTGTAAAATAGTTTTTCCAAGAACATAAATATCTTCATTTAATGAAACATCACCAGATACAAACAAACGTTGATTCATAGAGACGTCACCATTAATAAAGAGACGAGAATTCATAGAAACATCACCTTGGTGAACAGTGCGACCTAATGTATACAAGTTGCCGTTCATAGAGACATCATTAGAAACAAACAGACGATTATTCATAGAGGCATCACCACCAATAAACAAACGGC